AAAATGTATCTGATGAAATTGTAGAAAATGCAGAAGATACCACAACTTTATTAGAAAAGTATATTGAAGAACTTGATGTTGATATTGATAAGAAAAGATTAACAAGTATGATGAAATCTTTATATGTTGAAGCGAGTGATTTAGAATTATAATTTATGTTAAAGTTTAAATATGTGAGATATAAGAATCTGTTAAGTACAGGTAATAACTTTACAGAGATTCAGATTGATAGAAATCCTACAACATTATTTGTAGGTGAAAATGGTGCAGGTAAATCTACCATTCTTGATGCATTATGTTTTGGTTTATTTGGTAGGCCATATCGAACAATCACAAAATCACAATTAGTAAATTCAATAAACGAATCAGGAACTGTAGTTGAAATAGAACTTGAAACAAATGGTAAGTATGTAAAAATTGTTCGTGGTATGAAACCAAACAAGTTTGAAGTTTATATTGATAACACACTAATGAATCAAGATGCGGCCGCAAAAGATTATCAAGAACAATTAGAACAACATATTCTAAAATTAAACTATCGTTCATTTACTCAAGTTGTTATTTTAGGAACATCAACATTTGTTCCTTTTATGCAATTGTCATCAAAAGTAAGACGAGAAGTTGTTGAAGATATTTTAGATATAAAGATATTTTCTTTAATGAATGTTATTCTCAAAACAAAAGCAAAAGAACTATTAGAGAATACAACTGCATTAGAAAATAAAATGGTTATCACTCAAAAAGAAATAGACTTACATAAGAAGTATATAAAAGATTTAAGTGAAAACAAAGAATCAATTATTAAGAGTAACAATGACCAGATATCAGAAAACAATAAAACTATTGATACTAAAACAAAAGAATTAAATACTTTCAAAGAAGAATACGACAAAGAAAATAAAAATATTGATTCTGTTGCATATGAAGAAAGTACAAAGAAAGTTACAAAGATAAATTCAACAAGTGGTAAATTAGAAAACAAGAAATCACATTTTGATAATCAGATTGATTGGTGGAAAGATCATGATGATTGTCCAACTTGCGAACAAGTCATTACTGATGAATTTAAACAGAAAAAAATAAATGATTTCAATACAAAGATAAAAGAATTAGATAAAGCTTTAGAAGAACTTTCAGATATGGAAAAAACTGAAAAAGGTAAACTATCTGCATGGAATAAATGTAAAACAAAGTTAGATGGTATTAAAGTAGAAACTGCAAAACTTACAACATCATTAAATGAATTGAAAAAGTTTAATAGTAAATTAGAATCAGATAATACAAAATATAGTAACAAAGATATTTCTGATGAAGATGTAAAGAAGTTAGGTTCGCTTGAAGGTGAATTAAAAACACTAGAAGAATTAAAACAAAAATATAATGTAGATAAATTTTACATTGATGTTGCAAAGAATTTATTACAAGATTCTGGTATTAAAACAAAGATTGTAAAACAATATTTACCTATTATGAATAAGTTAATAAACACTTACTTGACAAGTATGGACTTTTTTGTTAACTTTAATATTGATGAAAATTTTAATGAAACAATTAAGTCAAGATTTAGAGATGTATTTTCATATGCAAACTTTTCAGAGGGTGAAAAGATGAGAATAGATTTAGCATTATTATTCACTTGGAGAGCTGTTGCAAAAATGAAAAATAGTGTAAGTACAAATCTATTAATACTTGATGAGATATTTGACAGCTCATTAGATGCAAATGGTACAGATGAGTTTTTAAAAATATTAAATACTTTTCAAGATGAAAATATATTTGTTATATCACACAAACAAGATATTTTGTATGATAAGTTTAGAAGTGTTGTTCATTTTAAGAAAGAAAGGAATTTTAGTCATATCGTTTAGAAAGGAGTTATAATGGTATATAAATTATTAGATTCTTCAAGTCCATCTTTGAGTGTTAAACTACCAGAGATTACTATTGAAGAATTAAAAGAAAAACATAATCTAACACCACAAGAATTAAAAGATAATTTAGTAAAGACTATGCAGAATTATCGTGGTATAGGTTTGAGTGCGAATCAATGTGGTTTACCTATTCGTGCATTTGTTATGTATACAAATTTACGAACTGATGAATTTGAATTGTATATTAATCCTAAAATTACATTTGAATCAGAAGAAACAGAAATGTTTACAGAGGGTTGTTTAACATACCCATTTTTGTTTTTAGCATTGAAAAGACCAAAGTTTATAGAGTTTACATATCTTGATATGGAAGGTAAAGAACAAACTGGTAAATTTACTGGACTAACATCAAGAGTATTTCAACATGAGTACGATCATATGCAAGGTAAAAACTTTACAATGTTAGCATCTAGATTGAAGTTAGACCTTGCACAAAAGAAAGCAAACAAAAAACTAAAACAAGCCATAAAAAGAAAAGAAGAAATGTCATGAGTAAGAAAGTAATATTAACTGATTGTGATGGTGTTCTTTTAGATTGGTATAATCATTTTTCTAAATGGATGGACAAAAGAGGTTACAAAAGTAGACCAATAGAATCTTATGAAGTTTATGGTCAAGTGTTATTAAAACGATATGATTTAACTTTAGATGAACATGATGCATTATGTCAAGAATTTAATCATTCTGCATGGGTAAGATTTGTTCCATCAATTAGAGATGCAGTTGCAGGTATAAAAAGATTACATGAAGAATATGGTTATGAGTTTCATGTGATAACTGCATTTGGTGGTGATTATTATTCAAAAGCATTACGAGTACATAATCTTAAAAAGTATTTTGGTGAAGCGATTACAAAAGTAGTATGGACACCATTTAGAGGAAGTAAACTTGAGGCTCTATCAGAATACAAAGGAACAAATTATTATTGGTTAGATGATAAACCTAGACACGCAGAATCAGGTTTGACACATGGACTGAAATCTGTTATCATGGAACATGATTACAACTTAAAATACAAAGATGAAGGCAAATATCGAAAAGATATACATTTTGTTAAAGACTGGAAACATTTCACAGAACTGGTTCAGTAAGTCCTTGATTTTAAATAATTCTTTTTTCGTTATAAGTATTGACAAATGTTATCAAAACAAGTATAATGGACTCATAAACTTAATTAACTAAAGGAGAGAAAAATGTCACATAATGTAGAAACAATGGCTTATGCAGGTGAAGTTCCATGGCACGGTCTTGGAGAGAAAGTTCCTGCTGATTTGACAACTGAACAATTTATGAGAAAAGCAGGTCTTGATTGGAAAGTTGAGAAAGAAACTATTACAACATCATCTGGTGCAGAAGTGCATGGTAAAAGAGCACTTGTAAGACAATCAGATAATACTGTTTTAGATATTGTTGGTTCTAATTGGAATCCAGTTCAAAATTCAGAAGCATTTGATTTTTTTACTGAATATGTAAATGCAGGTGATATGGAAATGCACACAGCAGGTTCGTTGAAAAATGGTGAAATTGTTTGGGCTCTTGCTAAAACAAAAGATTCATTTGAATTATTCAATGGTGATATTACTGATAATTATTTCTTATTTACAAACCCACATAAGTTTGGTAAATGTATTGATATCAGAATGACACCTGTTCGAGTTGTATGTAATAATACTTTAACATTATCTTTAAATCAAAGTACAGATAAAATGTTAACAGTAAATCATAGAAAACCATTTGATGCAGAAGAAGTTAAACAACAAATGGGTATTGCAAGAGAAAAGATGGAACAATACAAATCAATGGCACAATTTCTTGGTAAAAAGAGATATACTGCTGAAAATGTTACTGCATACTTCAATGATGTTTTTGGTGAAAATTCTAGAAACGCTTCACTTGCACATGATAACTTACAAACTCAGCCTGGTGCAAAATATGGTGAGGGTTCTTGGTGGCAAGCATTTAATGCTGTTACTTACATGACTGACCATTTGCAAGGTAGAGAAAACGATTCAAGACTTGTATCTGCATGGTACGGTAGAAATCGTAAAGTTAAACTCAACGCTTTAGACAAAGCACTTGAGTATGCTGAAGTTGCTTAGGTTCAGAGGTGGTCCTATTAGGTAGCCTCATATGAACGGATATGTTTTAAAAGTTTTTAATTCGTGAACAAAAAAAACTTTTATTTTGTTTATACTTTTTGTATAAATAGTTATCGTAATATGCCTTACGGGTATTACATTTTAATCTTGCTAAATAGGAGATAATACAATGGTAGATTCATTAGCACACCTCGACCCTAGCAGGGTCAAAACATACTCAATTGGTTTTGATAGAATGTTCGACAGATTATGGGAGAATACATATTCTAATCAAAGCTACCCACCATACAATATCATTCATGAGAAAGACGACAAGTACAAAATTGAAATTGCACTTGCTGGTTTTCAAAAAGATGATATCGAAATTGAAACCAAAGAAAATGTTCTTGTTATAAGAACAAAAGATGTTTCTAAAGATGACGATCAAGATTATCTACACAGAGGTATTTCAAAAAGACATTTTGAAAGAAAGTTTAACCTTGCTGAAGATGTTGTTGTAAATGGTGCATCATTAGAACATGGACTTTTGGTTATTGACCTTGAAAGAATCATTCCAGAGGAAAAGAAACCTCGTTTGATAGACATAAAGTAATACTTGACAAATAAGTTTATTTTGTGTTATAATTTGTTTTTAAATCGTTATGGAGATATATTATGTATAAAAAGTTAAGTAAAACTCAAAAAGTAGTAAATCTACTCATGAAGGGCAAAAATGTTTCTTGGAAAACTTTAAGAAGCAGATTTGACTTAACCTCACCTACGAAGTTAATTCATACACTTCGCAAAAGAGGTTTCTGCATTTATGAGAATAAAGTAGATGGTGAAGTCAACTATAGACTTGGAACACCTTCTAAAGCAATCATAGCTGCAGGAATCGAAAAGGTTCTCGATACACAGTATGCCTATTAAAAACTGTAAGTATAATGAGGACAAAATCCTTAAAGATGTTTCAGAGTATGTTGCAAAGACATACTCTGAACATTACTCCAGAAATAAATTTCAAGCAACTGAATTTATAATGGACAATGGTCATGGTGAAGGTTTTTGTATTGGCAACATTATGAAGTATGCACAAAGATACGGAAAGAAAAGTGGATACAATCGTAATGATTTGATGAAAATAATACATTACACAATCATGGCAATTTATAATCATGATGAAATACTGAAAGGTAAAAAATGATAAGCAATGTTGATAGGCTAGTTTTCTTGATGGATGAAATAAGAATCTTGAAAGAAAGAATTCAACCTACTGATACAGGACATTTACACACAGCAGTTGGTGTTCTATACACTAGAGTTGAAGAAGTCACTAAACAATTAAATGAGGAAAATCGTAATGAAATTAAGTGAAGATACAAGAGAAGTTTTAAAAAACTTTTCTCAAATTAATCCCAATCTTTTAGTTAAAGGTGGTAGTAAAATTGCTACAATGTCTGCAATGAAAAACATTGTTGCATTGTCTAATGTATCAGATAATTTTTCACAAGAGTTTGCAATATATGACTTAAATGAATTCTTATCTGCATTATCATTATTTAAAGAACCTGATTTATCTTTTTCTAATGATAGTGTAAAACTTAAAGAACAAAATGGTAACAGTTCTTTAAACTATTATTTTTCAGACCCTTCAATTGTTACTGCACCAAAAACAGAAATAACAATGCCTAGTGTTGCTGTTGAATTTGTTTTGACAGAAAGTATATTTGCACAAATACAAAAAGCAGCTGCAGTATTGAATGTTCCTGATTTAGTTTTAAAGGGTGCTCAAGGTTCTGATATTAATCTGTTAATAACAGATAGAAAGAATACATCATCAAATGATTTTTCAATTAAAGTTGGTGAAAATGCAGAATCAGATTTTGCATACAATTTTAAAGTAGAAAACTTAAAATTATTATCTGGCGATTATGATGTTAAAGTTAGTGATAAAGGTATCTCTAATTTTAAACATAAGAAAAAAGATATAGAGTATTTTATTGCACTAGAATCTAACTAATAATCGTTAGGAGTTATATAATGAATGATGTGATGCTTTGGGTCGAGAAGTATCGACCCAATAAGATTGGTGATTGTATTTTACCAAAAGAAATAAAAAATACATTTCAAAAATTTGTAGATAATAAACACATACCTAATTTACTATTATCAGGTAAGCCTGGTGTAGGAAAGACTACTGTTGCAAAGGCAGTATTAGAAGAATTAGGTTGTACTTATATTCTAATCAATGGTTCTGATGAAGGTAGACAGATAGATGTTTTAAGAACAAAGATAAAAAACTTTGCTTCTACAATGTCTATTGGTGGTGAAAGAAAGTATGTTATTCTTGACGAGGCAGACTATCTCAATCCTGAATCTGTTCAACCTGCATTAAGAAGTTTTATTGAAGAATTTCATAAGAATTGTGGTTTCATATTTACTTGTAATTACAAAAACAAAATTTTAGAACCTTTACAATCAAGATGTTCTAATGTTGATTTTGTAATACCCACAGCTGAGAAACCAAAACTTGCACAAACTTTTTTCAAAAGAATAGAAACTATTTTAACTCAAGAAGAAATTGATTTTGAACCAAGACCAGTTGTTGAATTGATTCAAAAACATTTCCCTGATTGGAGAAGAATACTTAATGAGTTACAAAGATATTCTGCATCAGGTAAAATTGATTCAGGTATATTAGTTAGTATTTCAGAAACTAATATGAAAGATTTAGTAACATTCTTAAAAGAAAAAGATTTTAAATCTATTCGTAAATGGGTTGTAAACAATCTTGATAATGATGCATCTATATTTAAAAAGATATATGATACATTATATGAAAAGATTGAACCATCAACTGTACCACATTTAGTTTTGTTAGTTGCAGATTATCAATACAAGTCTGCATTTGTAGCCGATCAAGAAATTAATATGTTGGCATTTATGTTAGAAACCATGTCACAAGTGAAGTTTAAGTAATGTATGAATTAAAAGATTATCTAAACGCAATTAATTACACAAAAGAAAAGTTACTAGATAGTGATGATGAAACTTGGAAGAAGAAATATCCACCTTACATTGTTAATAAATGTCTAGCACCACACAATGACACAATTATGTTAGTCAATGAGATTAACATGAGGCATCATTTAGATAAAAAGTTACAGTTTGACTTTTTGATAAATAGTATTAGAAAGCGAAAGCGATTTGAACCTTATGTCAGAAGTGGTAAAATTAAAGACATAGAGTATGTAAAAGAGTATTATGGTTACAGTAATGAAAAGGCTAAAACTGCTCTGAAGATACTAACCAAAGAACAAATAACCACTATAAGAAAAAAACTAAACAAAGGTGGAAGAAAATGAATGATGTAATATGGAATCCAGAGCAGATGCTCGAAATCAAACTAAAAGAACCAGATGACTTTTTAAAAGTTAGAGAAACACTTTCAAGAATAGGTGTTGCATCTCGAAAAGAAAAAAAGTTATATCAAAGTTGTCACATCCTACACAAACAGGGAAGTTATTATCTAGTACATTTTAAAGAATTGTTTGCACTAGATGGTAAAACCACAAACATTTCAAGTAACGACATTGCAAGAAGAAATTCTATAGCTCAACTATTAAAAGATTGGGGTTTAGTCGAAGTAGTTGGTAACATAGATAACAAAGCACCACTTTCCCAAATCAAAGTGATTTCATTTAAAGAAAAGGGTGAATGGATTTTAGAAACAAAATATAATATTGGAAATAAAAGGACAGAAGAATGATTATAAAAGCTTTACGAGCAAAATACAAATATGAAATTGCATCTGCAAAGGCAAACATTGAAGTGTATAGGAATAATCCAGTTGGTGTAGGAGAACATCCTGATTTAGTGAGTGCAGTAGATTGTGAATTGAAAAAACTTACTGACGCAGAGGATAAATTAAATACACTTATTAAGCATTACCCATATGAAGCCCATGGAGAAGATGATCCTGAAAAGAATCAAGAAACTCTTTTTGGTTAATTCGTAAGTCCCTGATTTTAAACAAATCTTTTTTGGTATTTTGTATTGACAACAAACCAGTATTTTGATAAAATATTATTATTAACTAAACAAATATGAGATAAATTATGATTATGAAATTAATTGAAAATGCTAAACAGTTACTAACTGTACCAGAAGAATTAAAAGAAGAGTTTGAAAGTGATAAGAGAATATGGACTAGAGTTGAAATTCCTATCGAATTATATTTCAAACTTTCAATGACGGATAACTATTCTTTTAAACATTACCCTCCAAATAAAAATCAAGTTATTGATCCTAATGATAAATGTAATAGAACTGATAGAAATGATTTGTTGAAAAAACAAGGAATTTTAAAGTGTATATTTGCAGGAATGCCTATTCCAGATTTGTCTTTAGTCATTAAAAATAAAAGAAGAAGTATACTTGATGTGAAACAACAAGTTGCTTCAGTTAATGATGGTGGCCACAGAAGTAGAACAATTATAGAATTTAAAGCAAATCAAATTAAAACAAGTCCTGATACTGTTTTCTATACTGAAAATAATACTGAAATAAAAATTGGTGATATGACTTATGACGAAATTAAAAAGAAATTTCCTAATGCAGTCAAAAAATTTGACGGATATCTTTTGTGTTTAACACTTCAATGGAATCTTGATTCTAAACAAAGAAAAATGGATTTTGATTGTAGAAATACTCAAAACAAAATTGAAAGACAAGAAGGTAGAAATGCTAATGACGATAATAGAGTTGCTGATGGTGTTCGTAATGCTGTTAATAAAATTTTCGGTGAAATAGATGCACGACCTGTTCACAATGTTTTTACAAAAGATGTTTTAGGTTTTAAAAATGATAAAATGGTTTATGATGAAATTGTTGCAAAGATAATGAAAATGAATCATGAATATGAAGAGCATGGTGGTCATACAGATTTAACTAATGATTCATTAGATGAATTTTATCTAAAAGGTAGTTATGCAGGAACTGATAATGGTATCTTTTATAAAAACACAAAGCAATTCAAGAAGTTATTAGATAATACTTATAAAGTTTTAGATTTTTTAGAAGGTGTATTAACTGAATGGCCTCAAAAAATTTATGCAAAGAAACAATTAGTTGTTCATGCACTTTTAAGATGGTATTTTCAATATAAAAAAGATTTACAAAATGAAAATCTTTCTTTAGAATACAATGGAACATTTCGTATTGATTACAAAAAGTTTGCCACACAGTTTGCTAAAGTTGTTATGTTGGAAAATACAAACAATGAAGAAACAGGTAAATGGACAGGTAAAGAAAAACTTCCTAGAGTATTTGGTGAAGCATTTACTGGTTTTCTAGGTCATTTTAAAAATGATATTAAAATGCAATTAAGTGTTAAATGGATAATGAATAGTTTTTATGATTCACTTAAAACATTAGAAGATGAAGAAAAATTTGGTTTAACACATTTCGATAGTAGACCTTCTTTTAATACTAAAGATATTATTCAAAAATGGATGGATAACGGTGAAAAAGATTGTTTAAAAAACGAACCTGTAAGTTCTGATGATATACAAGGTGACCATGCAATTCCTAGAAGTCATGGTGTAGTTGCAGGTGGTGTAACCGAGAAATCAAACCTTAAGATTCTTCACAAAGATGATAACAATAAAAAGTCAGATAGAACATTTGAAGAATATAAGAAAGTTATCAACGAATGATTGATACTATCTTATGTGATGTTATTAAAACAAATGTTAAATCAGAAAATTTTGTGGCCCTACTTTTATCAGGTGGGGCCGATTCTATCAGTATTGCGTTCTCTCTGCATCGCCTAGAAATCCCAGTTCACGCCTACTCATTTCGATTGGATACCCAAAACAATTACGATTTCAATAAAGCCAAAGAAATTAGTGAAATTTTGAATTTTGAATTTACTGGTGTTGTTATTAATACATCTAATTTAGTTCAAGACTTTCATAAATTAGTTTCTCTTGGTGCAAAAAAGAAAACAAACTTTGAAGCAATCTATCCCTTTCTTCATGTCTTTCCAAAGATAAAAGAATCTTATGTTGCTACTGGCTGGGCCGCAGATGGGTACTATGGTTTATCAAAAAAAGCAAACATACATTTCAAACATACTAAAGAATTATTTGATAAGTTTAGAGATAATTATTTTTTACCAGAAAATTGTGCTAGTTATTCTTTTCTTAAAAAAGTATCAGATATGCACAATAAAAAGTTAATTGCACCTTATCTTGATTCTAAAGTTAAAGATTATTTTTACACTATGGATTGGGATGAGTTAAACAAACCTTATCAAAAACATCATGTTAGAAAAGCATTTGAAAAAGAATTTAATATGATTGGTAAAGTTAACAAACATTTGAATCTACAATTAGAATCTAAAGTAGATAAATTATTTGAAACACTTATCGACAATAAAAGAATTAATTTTAAATCCAGACAAAGAGTTATGGATATTTGTAGAGATTGGTACTTGCTAAATAATACTAACACATTAGAAAACTTTTTTGAATAAAAGTTTGACAAAACACAATTAATACTATATAATGGTTCTATATGAAATATAATCCTTACACATTACAAGATGTTATCAAAGCATCTTCACAAAACAAATTTTCTGTAATATCAACATTCGCTGGTGGTGGTGGCAGTTCTACTGGCTATCGTCTTGCAGGTGGTAATATACTTTGCATGAATGAATTTGTTGAAGAAGCTCAAAACACTTATAGAGAAAATTACCCTAACACTCCGATCTTACCTGGTGATATTAAAAAATTATCAGGTAAAGATTTTCTTGACATTGCAAAACTTGATGTTGGTGAATTAGATATTCTAGATGGTTCACCTCCATGTTCTGCATTTAGTGTTGCAGGTAAATTATCTCATAGTAAAGATGGTAAACATAGTGATGGTTGGGGTCAAACTAAAAATTATTCTGACGGTAAGATGGTAGAAAATATCGAAGATTTATTTTTTGAATTTCTACGAGTGGCTGATGAAATAAAACCAAAAGTTATTATTGCAGAAAATGTTGCAGGTCTTACTGTCGGTGAAGCAAAAACATATTTCAATAAGATACAGAATACATTTGAAGATATAGGTTATGATGTATGTGCAAAAGTTTTAGACAGTCGTTACTTTGGTGTATCACAAACAAGAACAAGAGTATTCTTTATTGGTTTACGAAATGATATTACAACAAAAGCTGGATTAACATTTATGAATATTGCAAATGTATTTCCTGAAGAAAGTAGAGATATTGTTTCGTTAGAAGAAGCTTTAAAAGATTTAGAGTATGATTCTGAAGAAGTAAAGATGTTAACAGACAGATTTTCAAATACTGCATACTGGAAACAAACTGGTAGTAAAATGCCAAACAATCCAGACAAAGTTTTGACAGGTGGTGACTATCATCCTAAAGGACATCACTTTAATCTTAAGAGAGTTTCTCTAAAACAACCAGGTCCAACATTAACTGCAATGGGTTCACAGATTACAACAGCAGGTGCTTTCCACTGGAACGAACCTAGAAAGTTAACAATAGGTGAATTGAAAAGAATACAATCATTACCAGATGATTTTATTTTAACAGGTAAGTGGAATCAAAAAGCAGAACGCATTGGAAGAATGGTACCACCATTACTTCTAAAATCAATTGCAGATTCCGTTTATGAAAAAGTTATTAAGGAGTATAAGAATGGCTGATTTTACATTCGCACATAGAGAAGAAGGTTTTGATGAACATATTGAAAACTCTATTCGTGGTTACAGTAATTTATTAAATGACATTATTAGTTTCTCTACATATTTTGTAGAAGATTCAACTAACATAGTTGATATTGGATGTTCTACTGGTAAACTAACAGAAGCAATTATTGAAAAGAATCAAGACTGGGCTAAAGAAGCAACTTATATCGGTATTGAAGTTGCAGAAGGTTTCTTTAAAAATGTAGATGATAGATTAAAACAAATCAATGATAAGTATGATTGGGCAGAAGTTGAATTTATAAAAGATGATGTTCGTAATTATAAGTTTGATAATTGTAATCTAGTAACATCAATATTTACATTACAGTTTATGCCTAAACAAGATAGACAGAAACTTATTGAAGATATTTACAATGGATTAAACCCAGGTGGTGCATTTATTTTTGCAGAGAAAACTATTTGTGAAGATGCAAGATTTCAAGATATGTTAACATTCAATTATTATGATTACAAAAGAAAATCATTTACTACAGATGACATTCTAAACAAAGAGATCACATTAAGACACATGATGAAACCAAATACATACAAAGAGATAGAACAAATGTTATCTAGTGCAGGTTTCAAAAACATTCAACCGTTCTGGCGAAACTTTATGTTCGTTGGTATTCTAGCAGTTAAATAGGAGGATATATAATGATGAAAAACGCATACTTAAAAAAGTATCAAGATTTTGTAGATTTTACAACCAGTCAACAAAGTAAAGACACAAGATATTTCAAAGATACTGTTGACTTAATTCGTGAACATAGATTACCACCAGAAAGAATTATTACAGCCGCAATGGGTTTGTCATCAGAATCAGGTGAATTCGCAGAGATTATTAAGAAGATAGTATTTCAAGGTAAACCAATTGAAGAAGAAACAAAGTTTCATTTGAAAAGAGAATTAGGTGATATACTTTGGTATGTTTGTCAAGCTTGTATTGCACTTGATACAGATTTAGAAGAAATAATAGAAATGAATATTAACAAATTAGAAGATAGATACCCAGGTGGTTTTAGTGAGTTCAATTCTAATAATAGAAAAGAAGGTGACTTATGAGTAATTTTTTAAAAGATATGTTGAAGGCTTCAGGTAATGAATATGCTTCAATAGTTGATGATGGTGTTGAAGGTGGTGATGTAGATAGTTTTATTGATACAGGTTCTTATGTATTAAATGGTTTATTATCTGGAAGTATTCATGGTGGATTACCTTCAAATAAAATAACTGCACTTGCAGGTGAATCTGCAACAGGTAAAACTTTTTTCTTGATGGGTATGGTAAAAAACTTTCTTGATTCAAACCCTGATGCAGGTGTTTTATATTTTGAATCAGAAAGTGCAATAACAAAACAAATGGTTATTGACAGAGGTATTGATCCAAAGAGAATGATTATTCTTCCTGTGACAACTGTTCAAGAATTTAGAACAGAAACACTTCGAGTTTTGAATAAGTATCTTGAAACACCTGAATCAGATAGAAAGAAAATGATGTTATGTCTTGATTCGTTGGGTATGTTATCTACTACAAAAGAAGTTGAAGATACTAGTGAAGGTAAAGAAACTAGAGATATGACAAGAGCACAAGTTTTGAAAGCCGCATTTAGAGTTATCACTCTAAAATTAGGTAGAGCTAAATTACCAATGGTAATCACAAATCATACCTATGATGTCGTAGGTTCAATGTTTCCCACAAAAGAGATGGGTGGTGGTTCAGGATTAAAGTATGCGGCTTCATCTATTGTTTATCTTTCAAAAAGAAAAGAGAAAGATGGTACAGAAGTTGTAGGTAATATTGTTCATTGTAAGAATCATAAATCAAGATTGACAATAGAAAACAAAATGGTAGATGTTAGATTATCATATGATAAAGGTTTAGATAGATACTATGGTTTACTTGACTTGGCAGAAAAGTATAACATCATAAAGAAAGTATCAACAAGATATGAATTACCTGATGGTACTAAAGCATTTGGTAAACAAATCAATAGAGAACCTGAAAAGTATTTTACAGAAGATATTATGAATCAATTAGAAGATGCTTGTAAAAAAGAATTCAAGTATGGTAACAAATTAGAGGCTGTAGAAGTTGAGTGATTCATATATAAGAGTTTATGATAATGTTATCGAAACATCTTTATGTAAAGAGTTAATAGAACAATTTGAAAACAATCCAAAACAACAAGAAAATGTTGTTTTTGAAGAACAAATGTCATTTAAACAAATCACATTACAACAACATGATAATTGGAAAAAGTATTGTGACAAGCTTCAGAAAGTATTTTTTTCATATATAGAAACATATTCAAAAGATTGCGATTTGCTTTCATATAAAGTATTTCCAGAGAAGTTTGCATTTGAAATGTTTCGTATGAAAAGATATTTACCTAACAATAAAGATATGTTTGATTATCATGTTGATGTAGGTGATTATGAAAGTGCAAGAAGATTTTTAGTTTTCTTTGTTTATCTATCTGACAATGAACATGGACATACATACTTTCCAAATTACAGAATGTCTGTTCAACCTGTAACTGGAAAACTATTAATGTTTCCACCATTATGGACACATGTTCACACAGGAATCAAACCAGTCAAAGAACCAAAATATATTATAGGAAGTTATTTACATTATGTCTGATATTAGTAGTAAGTACACATATGTTGTAAATGAAAAACAAACTTGGACAGGAATAGGCTTGACAAAAGATGCAGGTAAATACCAAGGTGTTGTTTATCGTTATGGAAAAGTATCATTTGCAGATGAAGATGAAAATGGTAATATGCCATTAAAGTTTGAATGGGATATATTAGATTCAAATGGTTTATCAAAAGAAGATATGCAAGAAGATTTTTTTAATTTAATAGGGGATATCCTAGTTGATATCATGGACAAACAAATTGAAGAAGGAAGTATGGAATATGTCAACACCGACAATAGAGAGAACGACATTAAGTAATTTAGTTTATAATGAAAACTACACAAGAAAAGTTTTACCATTTTTAAAATCAGAATATTTTTCTGATAGACAAGAGAGAATTGTTTTTGAAGAAATTTCAAAGTTTGTAGAAAAGTTTAATAACAGACCAACTAAACAAGCATTATCAATTGAACTTGATAAAAGAAAAGATTTAAATGATGATGAGTTTAAAAAAGTTTTAGAAGTCGTTGAAACATTATCTGATGCAGAAGTTGATTTAAATTGGTTAGTTGAAACAACAGAAAAGTTTTGTAAAGAGAAAGCTGTTTACAATGCAGTTTTAGAATCTATCAAAATTATTGATGGTAAAGATAAACAAAAACAAATAGATGCAATACCAGATGTTTTATCTGATGCACTATCAGTTGGGTTTGACCAACACATTGGTCATGATTATGTTGATGATGGTGAAGGAAGATTTGAATTCTATCATAAGAAAGAAGAAAAGATAGAATTTGATTTAGATTATTTTAACAAAATAACTAAAGGTGGTTTACCACAAAAAACATTAAATGTTGCACTTGCAGGTACAGGTGTTGGTAAATCATTATTCATGTGTCACTTTGCATCATCACTTCTAATGCAAGGTAAAAATGTTTTATATATAACATTAGAAATGGCTGAAGAAAAGATTGCAGAAAGAATTGATGCAAACTTAATGAATGTCACAATGGATGAATTACATCAATTACCTAAAAAGATGTTTGAAGATAGATTGACAAAGATACAATCTAAAACTAAAGGTAGATTGATTATTAAAGAATATCCAACTGCATCTGCTCATGCTGGTCATTTTCGTGCATTGATTAAAGAACTTGCACTAAAGAAATCATTTAAGCCAGATATTATATTTGTTGATTATTTAAATATCTGTGCATCATCAAGATTTAAAGGAAATGCAAATGTGGGTAGTTACTTCTATATTAAAGCGATTGCAGAGGAACTTCGAGGGTTGGCAGTTGAGAATAATCTACCGATTGTTTCTGCGACACAAACAACTAGAGGCGGGTATTCAAACAGCGACATTGGAATGGAAGATACATCAGAATCTTTTGCTCTTCCTGCTACGGCTGATTTCATGTTTGCACTTATTTCTACTGAAGAGCTCGAAAAACTTAATCAAATAATGGTAAAACAGTTAAAGAATCGTTATAATGACCCTAATATGAACAAAAGATTCGTTATTGGTGTTGATAGAGGTAAAATGAAACTCTATGACTGTGAACAAGAAGCACAAGACGATATCATAGATAACGGTCAAGATGACGATAAACCTCTATTTGACAAGTCTAGAAGTTACGAAAAATTCTCTGATATTAAAGTTTGACATCTTTCAAAGATACTGTTATTATAAATAGTTTGTAATTATTTGTATAAATGGAAAAGGTGTAAAAGATGAAAACTTTCAAACAATATGTGTTGGCAGAAGCAGATACATCTGGTGCAACCAACACAGAAATAGCAATTTGTTATCAATACAACTTAAATAGAACAAACGACCACGATAAGGCACTTTCTGACGGTGGTATTGATCCAAAAGACTTCCAAAAACTAACTCCAGAACTATTAGAAATCGGCAAAAAAGTTGCTGACCAGATGGGAAATAGAGGCCCAATGTTGGTTCATTCTGGTAGAGCAACTGCTAGTAAAAACTATTATGAGGGTGCAAGAGATGTTACTCCTAAAGCAGATTTCTTTGGTAATTCAAAAAATTACATTTCCTTAAAAAAATCAGGTGAAAGTGGTGCTGGTGCTCAATTAATGAGTGCTAAATCTGCTGAAGCTGCTGGTGTTGTAAAAGCCGCAGTTGGTCATTATGAAAATGCAACTGGTAGTGCTTTATCAAATAACAAAGATTTTGCAAAAGCAATTTCTATTCTAGAACAAGAAATGAAAAAAACTGCTCGTAATGATTTAAATGTTGAAGTTGCAAAAGGTAAAAAGAGTTTTGAAGATTGGTATGTATCTTCAAGTTCTCGTAGAGATAAAATACTTAAAAAAGAAAAAAATAAAAAGAAAGTTGATGCACATTTGAAAGCAGAACTTGGTTTGATTGGTGCTACAAGATTTAGTAAAAATCTTGAGAAAAATTTAATTGGTGGTATTGCACCAATTAGTCAAGCGCAACTTAAAGTGTATTATGATGAATATGCAAATGATTCCAAGTATAAAGTTGGAGATGTTACTGTTAGTGGTAAATATTTAAAAAATGTATCTAAAGATTTGTTATCTGATGAAGCATTAAAAAAACAAATTACAGAAGTTATTGATACTTCCGTTAAATCTCTAACTTGGCAAAATGAACTTACAAAATTTTTTACTGATAATGAAGATTTAAAAAAATGGATAGTATATGAAGCAGGTTCTGGATTGTATAAATTCACAGGAGAATATTCTTCTGGTTCAAATTATTTTGGTTCAGATCAAAATGTTGCAAATAAAATATTAGTATTTTCTAGTGATGGTATTAAAACAGAATATGATATTATGAAATATGCAGAGGAGAATACATCACTAGTAAATAAGATATCTGTCAGTTATAAAGGTTCTGGTAGAAGCAAATATATTAAACTAGGTATTGCATCTGCAATGGAATACGAAATGCCATTTTTAAAAGAAGAAATGGATAAATTAGAAAAACAATATTACTTATCTGAAGGAATTTTTAGTGGTTTGAAAAAGAAACTTTCTACATTTGTAGATTCTGCAAAAAAACTGATAAAGAAGTTTTATGAAAATGTAATTAAAAGAGTAATAGGAAATATTAAAACACTTGCACAAAAAGGTGTTAATATTTTTCTAGATTCTATAGGATTGGAATATACTCCAAATGTGACGATTGGAACTCCAAAATGGTGATAAGTTTTTCTGATTATCTAACAGAAGATAAAGGTGGTAAGAATTTACATCTCGAACATATCGAAGATGAGATTCTAAACTATGGTGTTGATGGTGGTAGAGCTGCAATTAATTTTGTTCAATCATTAAGAGATATGTTAGCAGGTTCTAGTCGTTCATCAATTAATATGACTGTAAAATGGGATGGTGCTCCAGCAATATTTGCTGGCATTGATCCTGAAGATAATAAATTTTTTGTTGCAAAGAAATCTGTATTTAATATCAATCCAAAACTTTATAAATCAGTTGCAGAGATTGATGCAGATTTATCTGGTCAACTTAATGATAAATTTAAAGTTGCACTTGCAGAATTTTCTAAACTTAATATTAAAGGTGTTTTGCAAGGTGACTTAATGTTTACATCAGATGATATTAATACAGAAAATATAGATGGAACAAAGTATTATACATTTCAACCTAATACAATTGTTTATGCAGTTCCAGTAGATTCTGATTTAGGTAAACAAATTAAAAATGCAAAAGTTGGTGTTGTATGGCATACAACTTACACAGGTGATGCACTACAAGATATGAAAGCTTCATTTGGTGCAGATGTATCTAATTTAAATAAAGTATCTTCAGTATGGACTGATGATGCAACTTATAAAGATGTTTCAGGTAAAGCAACAATGACTGAAAAAGAAACTGCAATTGTAACAAAACATTTATCAAATGCAGGTAAAACTTTTAGAAAAATTAATTCATCATTGTTAAAGAGTTTTTTAAATTTACAAAATACATTTACTGGTGTGTATGCAAGTGCAGGTTTAAAAACATATAACAATTCAAAAGTAAGAGAAGGTAAACCAGTATCAGATGCAAAGAAACACGCACAAGGTTATTTAAAGTGGGTTGAAAATGCATTTGATAAACAGATGAATAAATTAAAGACAGATAAAAGTAAAGAAAAAGTAAAAGTCAAAAAGACAGAAGTATTAAGAGAATTAAAAAAACATACAGTTAATTTATCAAACATTGTAGATTTTCAGAATCACATTGTCAATGCAAAAATGGCTGTGGTGAAGAAACTAAATAATGTTAGACAGTTAACAGATACATTTATCAAAACTGCAAATGGATACAAAGTAACAAATCCAGAAGGTTATGTTGCAATTGATAGAGTAAAAGGAAATGCAGTTAAACTTGTTGACAGAATGGAATTTAGTTTTAATAACTTTACGGCAATAAAAAATTGGGATAAGTAAATGAAAACTTTTAAAGAATTGATGCAATCACTACCAGAGAAGAAAGCAATGAGTTTTGCACAAAGACGAAAAGTAGGTATTCGTATGGGAAGAATGGCAAGATCATCTGCATTTCAAGCTAAACTAAAAAGACTTCGAGGTAAAATGGCAACACCTGAAAAGTTAATGAGAAGAGCAAGAAAACAAGCGAAGATGTTAGCAATTAAAAAGTTTGGTGGTGTGTCTGCAAAGAATTATGCACAAATGCCTGCATCAAAAAGAGTTACATTTGATAACAGAATTCTTGCAACTAAAGGTGCATTTATACAAAAAGTTGCAAAGAAGTTATTAAGAGTAGTAAGACAAAAAGAAATACAAAGATTGAAAACTTACAAACAAAATTTGAGTGATAAAAAATGAAGGTAACAAAAGACCGAGCTATACAAAGATTTCAACAGAATCATCCTAAAACAAAAGACTATGATGCGTTTGTAAAAACTCAAGGTGCATCATTACAAAAAAAGTTACAGAAGATGGTTGATTTTGCAATGAAGATTCCAAATAAGAAAAATCAAGCAAAATACATTGATAACGAGGTTCGTGATATAGAAAGAGAATTAATTAAAAACTACGAAAAACAAATGAAAAAAGAAGAAGTTGTTTTAAAAACATTTAAAGATTTAAGGGAAGAAAAAAAGAAAACAGCTGTGTTTACTTTTGGTAGATTTAATCCACCAACAATAGGTCATGAAAAACTTATTGATAAAGTTTCTAAAGTTGCAGGTAGTAATTCTTATTTCATTTATCCATCTCATTCACAGAATACAAAGAAAGACCCATTACCACAATCTTTAAAGATTGCATATATGAGAAGTATGTTTCCAAAACACGCAAAGAAAATTATTGCAGGAACAGAAAAGAATGTATTTGACATTGCAGTATCTTTATACAATAAAGGATTTACTGATATAGAAATGGTTGTAGGTTCAGATAGAATTAGAGAATTCAATAAGATATTAACAAAGTACAATGATGTACAAGGTAGACATGGATTTTATAATTTCAAAACTATTACTGTAACTTCTGCTGGTGATAGAGACCCTGATGCAGATGGTGTAACAGGTATGTCTGCATCTAAAATGAGAGGTGCAGCTTTATCAAATGATTTTGAAACATTTAAATCTGGATTACCAAAAACATTTGGTCATGCACAGAAAATGTTTAAAGACATTCGTAAGTATATGAAAGTTGTAGAATCATTTAATACAATTTCACCTACATTAACTGAAGAAGATGTTATAAGAGATATGTATTTAGAAAATAAAATCTTTAACATTGGTGATATAGTTGAAGATGTTTATACTGGAGTTTCTGGTGAGATAATTCGTAGAGGAACAAACTATCTTGTATTTGCAGAAGAAGATGGAACATCACACAAGAAATGGTTATTTGAAATACAACTAAAAGAAGATTGTTGGCCTGGTTACAAACAAGTTGGAATGAAAGATAAGAATGGAAAGAAAGTTCCTAATTGTGTTCCAGTAGGTGAAAAGAATGTAAAACAAGATAAAGATGTAAAAGATAAAGAAGGAACACAACCTGCAAAGTATTTTGCAAAAGATGCTGATGGTGATGAAATGTCAAAGTCTACAAAAGACAAAAGAGATGCACATTTCAAAAAAGGTGCAAGTAAGTCTGATGATGACCCAAGTGCATACAAACCAGCGCCTGGTGATAAGGGTGCAAAAACTAAATTATCAAAATACACAAAAGCAATGAAAAAGAAGTATCCTGATTTATATAAAGAATCTGCTGATTCTTCACTAAAAAAGAAAGCAGAAAAGTCTGGAATATCTTTCTCAATATTAAAGAAAGTTTACAATCGTGGTGTTGCGGCTTGGAGAACAGGTCACAGACCAGGTACTACTCCTCAACAATGGGGTCATGCAAGAGTTAATTCTTTTATGACTGGTGGTAAAACTCGTTCAACTGCTGATAAAGATTTATGGCAACAACACAAAGGTAAGAGCGAAGAAGTTAATACTGCTGATGCAATGAAAAGATACAAGTCTGGTAAAGCAGGATTTACTGACATTGCACATTTAAAAGCAAAAGGTTTAATTAAAAGAAGTGATGGAACAAAAAAGAAATCAGACAAATATGAAGATGGTGGTGCAGGTGATTGGGGAACTGATAAACTTGCAAACAAATATAAAAAAGATACGCCTGGTCAATCTGTAAAATCATTTACAGAGTTTCGTTCATCATGTTGTGAAGATTGCGAACAAGAATCTGATTTAATTGAATCAAATATTTACAGAGTTGGTTCTCAAAAGTATTTTGAATACTTTTTGGAAAAGAAAAAACTATACAAAGAAAATAAATTAAAAGTCGATAACAAATTTGACATTGAACTATTAGAAGGTGATATTGGTGAATATGCAGAATATGAAGGTAAAAATGTTGCATTAGATACACCAATGTTTGAAGAAGATGATGTTGAATTAAATAAACCTAAAAGGGGTGGCCCTAAAAAATATTATGTTTATGTGAAAGACCCATCAACAGGTAATGTTAAAAAAGTTACTTGGGGTGATACAACAGGACTTAAAGTTAAATTAAACGACCCTGAAGCAAGAAAAAGTTTTGCAGCTAGACATAAGTGTGATACTAGAACAGACAAAACTAAAGCATCATATTGGGCGTGTAGATTACCAAGATATGCAAAACAACTAGGTTTATCAGGCGGAGGAAACTTTTTTTGGTAGAGATATACAAAGATGATAAAAAACCAGAGAACGATTATTTCATTAGAACATTTAAACAAACTTGTAGTGAATATGATCTTGTCTGGCATAGAGATAAAAAAGACAGAGATATTATTGTTCTTGAAGGAGAAGGTTGGAGTCTGCAAAAAGAAGATGAAGATCCTATCGAGCTCGTTAAAGAAAACTTATATCAAGTTAAAGCATATCAGTTTCATAGACTGTTAAAAGGAACTACTGATTTAAAACTTAAAATTTGGGAAAAAGAAAATGACTAGATACACAAAAACAATGGCAGAAACTTTACTAGAAGTAAAGAAAAAACAAGAAGCTATTGATGCAACAGATACTGGTGGAGAAGAAGAAGTTTCCATGGCAGTAAGACAAGTTAGTGCAATGCAACATTTTTTACAAGGTATAGAATCCAGAGTTAAAGAAACTGGTGATATGGAAGAATGGTTTCAAAACAAACTAACAAAAGCACATGATTATTTAAAGACACTTTATGCTTATGGTAAAGGTGATATGCAAGAAAAATTAAAAGTATCAGATGGACTTGGTGCATGGATATCTGACTTTCAAAAATCTGATGCACCACAATTCGATAACAAAACACCAGAAGAAAAAAAGAAAATGGCAATAGCTGCTTATGTTTCGGCTGGCGGAAAATTAGACTAGGAGAACAAGATGAAATATCTTAATACTAAAAAAGGCAGTCTTGAAGAAGCTATTGTTAAGACTGTTGCAAAAGAAAACAATTTTATCTATGCCGCTAAAATGGCAAAGAAAAATGGTGAAAAAACTTTTACTATTGGTGGTAAACAATATGATGTCGAAGAATTTTTAGAAGGCAAAGTAGAGTGTCCACAATGTAAAGGTGAAGGTTGCGATCATTGTGATAATAAAGGTTATCATATGTCAGAAGCAAAGATTTCTAAAAAAGAAGTTGCTGATTTAGAGAAAAATAACCAACATGGTGAACTTGCATTAAAACTTGCAAAGTCTTTTGGAACTCCAAAAGAAGTAAAGAAGATTGAAGATATAAACAAAAGACATGACAAAGCAGGTTCTATTGATCCTAAAGATCAAAAAGAAAGAGATGCAATTGCTAAAAAATATTACAAGATGGTAGAACAGATTGATGAACAACCAAGACAATTGAAAGACCCTAAAAAAGAAGTTATGGTTGTTAAGAACAATAATGTAATTGTAATCGACAAAAAAGATTTAGCTTCTTACAAGAAAAAAGGTTATGAAGTTGCAGAAGATAACACTAATGATGTTTCTGATGATGGTGATGGTATGGACAAAGTACAACCTAAAGCATTAAAGAAAAAATTCAAAGATAGAAAAGATAAAGATATTGACAATGATGGAGATGTTGATGATTCTGATGAATATCTACACAAAAGAAGAAAAACAGTATCTAAAGCAATTGCAAAGGAGAATGTTATGAATACACCAGGTAAAGATGATTATGTTGTAGTAATTCAAGGACCAGGCGATAATAAACAAAAAATTATTGCAGTTTTTAAAGGTAAAGCAGAATTAAACAAAGCTCAAAAATTTAAAAACGATTGGAACAAGAAAAACGCAGACAAAATCAAGAAGAATAAAAAAGGTCAACCTATTCCATCTCATATGGCAAGAGTTTATATGCATCCAGCAACTGCCACAATGAATGGTAAGCCTCATGTTCCCAAAGTTGGTAATAGTGCTTCATGGTCTGATTTTAGTGATAGACTTATTAAAGAAGAAAATGTAGTAATTTCTAGAGCTGCACAATTCCTTTCAAGAATGTGGAAAGAATCTTCAGTAAAGAAAGAAGAAGAAAATGATGATGAAAAAGAAGTGAAAAAGAATGGAAAAACTATGACAGGAAAACCAATGTCTAACATTGAAGTTAATCCTAAAGATGAAAGTAAACATAAATAAAGTATAACAACAAGGAGAAATACTATGGCTTTATGGGGAACAACAGACCAGACTGCTGATAAACCTTTGAATTTAACAAGTGCAGAAAAAACAGCAACTGCTGGAATTTCTACAACAGAGGTTGCAGTCGCAGCTAACAAAGCGAAGGGCGTTGCACACGCTGGGTGGGTAACAACTAGAACCTACACAGATAGTGCTGGACAAACTCGTAACAAAACTGAAGTTTTGGTTGCAATGTCATCTATCACTAGTGATGATTCAGCAGATGATACAACAATCGGAGCTAATGCTTAATATATAAAGGAAAATAATTATGCCAAATAATTCAAAAAGTTTGAAAATTGAAGATATCAATAAACAAAAAGAAACTCTGCAATCTGACCTTGATAAAGTTCAAGGTCAGTTACAGAACATAGATAAAGCGAAAGTTCAATTGCAATCGCAGTTAGTTGCACTTAACGGTGCATTACAACAATGTGATTTGTTTTTGCAACAATTAGGTGAGGCGAATCCCGCTAGTAGCATTCCTTCGCAAGACAATAATGCTGTAACTGAAGCATTGAGTTGAAGGTTAACATTATAAGGAGAAGAAAAAATGGCAGATAAAAAAATAACTGCACTATCAGATTTAGGAACAGGATTAGCAGGTGAAGATTTACTTCATGTTATTGATGATCCTTCAGGTAATCCTGTAAACAAAAAAATTAGTGTTAATGATGTATTTCATAACATACCTACATGGATTGGTTTAGATGGTACACCACAATCAATCACAGCAACAACTGGTGATGTAAATGTAACAACATCAATTACACATATTGACACTACTAGTGGTGCTCATTCAGGTGGTTTACCAGATGGAAGTAATGGTCAAATTAAAATTATCACTATGATTACAGATGGTGGTGATTCAGTAATTACACCAACTTCACTCGCAAATGGTACTACAATTACTTTTGAAGATGTAAATGATACAGTTACATTACTATTTACTAATTCTAATTGGGTTGTTCTTTCTAACAATGGAGCTACAGTCGCATAATGTGGCCTGAATTGATAGAAGAAAGACCAGTAGAAAAATCATCTGAAGATGATGAAAAAAATATTGAAGCATGGCCTTTTCCTACAACAGAAAGTATGAAAAGGTCAAAACTTCAACAAGAAAAACAGGATAATAAAAATGAAAAAGTTTAAAGACTATATTACTGAAAAATCATTAGATACTCAAAATGCAGTTGATGATGCTAGTTTCAATAATGATTTAAGTAATCCAGATACAATTGTAAAGATTAATTCTTATCTTGCACAGTTAGGTAAAATGGAACATTTAGTTCCAGAAAATGCACTTAACAAATTAAAAGACAAACTTGGTAGATTAAGTATTTCTTTTGAAGATGTTGAGTTAACTGGTAAGAGTGATACTTATGATTTACCTTTAACACAGTTTGGTGGTCGTTTTGGAAAAGACGAAGAAGGTGATATCAATGATGACGGTATTTCACACAAAGTAGAAGGTGGTTTAAAATTACAACTTAAACATGAAGTAACATCAGGAAACACACATTTCTTAATGGCAAAAATAGTTTAATTAGTTTTTTTATATTATGTTTGAAAAAATAACGAATGATAATGTCATTCTTTATGCAATAAAAAATTATGATAATCCACAATGTGAGGGTGAAATAGAGTTTCATGATGACATGAAACGATTTAAGTACATTAAAAGACTTATTCGTAAATATCATGAAACTGGTGAATTAAAAGAAAGATTGATTTTAAATCACATGATTGTCATTAATAATTTGTTTGGTATAGAAGCTTCAAGTACATTGTTACTGTTTAAAGTAGAAAAACAATACTGGCATATTTTAAAGTCATTTATGGTATTTCTAAATATGTTACAGAAACATGAATTAGATGATATAGAAGAAGATAAAAAAATAACAGAGGTATTAGAGAAACTATAATGGGAAGAGCGATAGACTTATTTGTAACTTACAGATTTATAAAGTTGTTAGTTACGCCTTTTGAAAAGACACCTGCATATAAGATGGGTATCATTGATAAAGAAGGTTACAGAACAGATAAGATACTTTATAAACAAGTAGAACAAGATGCTTATACTGTTCTACATAAACTTGTATTTAACATAAAAAGAATATTTGCAAAAGTTCCAGGCTTGAGAACAAAAGTAGGAACATATGCAGCTGCGTTGTTTTTATTGAAAGATACTTTCAAAGAACACATGGATGACCCAAGAGTATTTGAAAAAGAATTTTTAAAATACTTAAAAGAAAAAAATATAGAATTAGATAATTCTATCGTAGAAGAAGTTACTCTAGACAATGGTAAATTACCAAAAGGTTTATATAAACTTGTTAATGATGTTGTAATAACAAGTGAAGATGATAACGAGATTAGTGCATTAATTGGTGATGAAGTAGAAGCTTACGAAGATACTGCATCATCTGACACAATTATGGGAATAGATGTATTTCCAGTTATACACAGTAACACTAGACAAAAAATATATGTCAGTTCAGAAGATTTAGAAGAATTAGGAATAGGGGATATAAAATGACAACATTCAAAGACATCATGCAAAAATATTATGATGACGAAAAACTAGGAATCAAAAAAGAAGATGCACCAGTAAATGCAACAGGTGTTGCAGTTGCAGGAACAGGTGATGATAGTTCAACAGTCGTTGTAAAAAAGAAAAAGAAAAATCCATATGATGGTAGAACAAGAGAAGCAAAAGCGTTCTTAAAAAGAATGACTGAACGACAATCAAAACTTAAAGAAGCAGTTGAGTTAGATGAGTTTAATAAAATGACTGTTACTGTGAATGACCCTAATCAAAGAAAAAAAGTATTTGATGATTTAAAGAAACAAAAAAGATTAGATGTTTCTATGGGGCCTGGTAAGACTATCAAAGTAGATGGTAAAGGTAAAGCACTAAATCTTTTTGCAAAAGACATAATGAATTTTTATGATGCAGAAATCAGAGCAGAAGAAATAGAAGAAGATGCAAAGATGGCTAAACAGTCTGATGACAATCTAAAGTCACTAATGAAAAAGTTTCGTGACATGGAAAAGAAAGACCCAAAGATGCCTTCTACACAGTTTATGATTAAAAGAATTGGTAAAGAAATGAAAAAACGAGGACTGAAAGAACAAGACATGAGTAATATGTGTTGTAAACAATGTGGTGATATGTTTGGTAAACCAACTGCTGAAAGTTCTTGTCAATATGACGCATACGATCCAAGTGGTAAAAATTGGGTTGCAAAGAATGAGTATTATGAAAGTGTAGAATATTTCAATGAAGCAAAGAAAGAGTTTCATTTATTTGATAACGAAAAAGAAGCACAAGCTTTTGCAAAGAAGTCTGGTGGTAAACTTGTCAAAGGTGTCAACAAATCTAAAGGTAAATTTGCAGTCGTTATCGAAGAAGTAAAACCAAGTTTCATTGATAATATCAAAGAAAAAATGTCAACATACTCAAGTGACTTAATGTTAAATGAAAGTAACTTGAAGATTGTTCAAGATATTGTTAAAAGAAAAAGTGCAAAGAATATTAAGTTTAAAGATGGTTCTCTGAAAGTTGATATGTTTACTGCATCTGCACTTTCACAAATTTATGATAAAGTAAATACAGACAATAAAAAGAAAATGGAAAAGATGATGAATGGTACAAAAGATCAGTTCATGAAACTTGCCAAATTTGCATTGTCTAAAGTAGGATAAGGAATAGATTATGACAAATGAAAAACTAGAAGTGCTAAAATTAGAGGCTATGTCATCTTTAAGACCAAATGGAGAATGGTCGTATTCTCCTGGCACAGGTTTTGTGTGGGGAGATGGTAATACTGAAACACAACCCACAGATGCAGAATTAGTTGCTGAAATATCTAACATTGAATATAGGATTCATAGACAAAGTAGATATCCTAAACCAGAGGAACAATTAGATATGTTATGGCACGCTATTGATTCTGGTACATTGGATAAAACTTGTGACTTTTATACAACTTTAAAAGCAATAAAAGATAATTATCCAAAAGGATATACAGAATAATGGCATATGTAACAGTACCAGGCTCAAATAATATATGGGAATATGATAATGCGGCTGTTAGAGCAGACACATATTCAGATTCACCAGGCACTATTACTGGTGGAGTAAGAAGTTATACCTCACCTAGAGGAGTAACAACACAAACTTATATTAAAGCGAGAAAAGTAGGTGAAACTATTGTTCGTGGTGAAATTAGTAAAACTTATTACGATAATCAATAACTATGGCATCTTATGTTATAAGAAATACAACTAGTGAATATGCTTTCAAAGTAATTAATCAAGCATCTTTCACAATAACACTTGCAGATACAGCATTGAACGCTGTAACTCCAACTGGTTTATATATTAGTAGATATTATATAACTATGAATTCAGGTAATGATTATGTAGAAATTGGTAGAAATGGTACAGCAGTTTTGGAACTTCATGGAAATGAAGTTGTTAATTTAGCTGCAATTAAGTTTCCTCTTTATGAAGAATCAGGTTCAAGTGTAGTTGTTACACCATCTAATTCAGGACATAAATACACACTAATCATGGCATTAGGAAAAATAATTTAATGAAAACATTTAAAGAATTAAAAAAAGAAATATTAAAACAACAATCTTATAGTTATGCACTAGATACCTCTAAACCTATCGGAGATATTGTCGATAGAGATAGAGATGAGATAAAATCTAGTGTCAAAAAGACTAAACGAAAGGCGAAATAATTATGTTATCAATATTAGGTTCATTATTAGGTTTCGCAAGTTCGAGTGTTCCAGCTGTCACAGATTTGTTCGCAAAGAAAGGTGACAGGAAACATGAACTTGAGAAAATGAAACTTGCTGCTGAATTAAAAGCACAAGGTATGGATGTTGACATGAAACAATACGAAGTCATGGGTGCAGATAAAGAACATGAGAGATTAATTGCTCATGATACTGCAATCATGCAATCAACAGGTTGGACTTCAGCACTTCAAAAGTCTGTAAGACCAATTATCACATATGCCTTTTTTGGTTTGTTCTCTGTAATTGAAGTAACTCTATTAATGAGTGCATTAGAAAATGGAACAGATTTCAGAGAAGCGATTCAATTATTATGGGATGAAGATACTAAAGCGATATTTGCAGCTATTATATCATTTTGGTTTGGGTCTCGAGCTGTAGAAAAAGCAAGACAAAATTACAGAAAATAACAAACTGTGCATGATTCTTGCATCTTTCAATCAATGGTAATACTATGGTAGATAAAAGTATAGAAACAGAAGTAGCGTTAATAAAAAAAGACATACATGATTTAAAATCAATTCATGTTCGTTTAGATAATGCTATTGAAAAAATTGCAGATGTTTCTAGTCAGTTACACACTATCATGGCTGTCCATGAAGAAAAACTAGTAAAACAGGAAGAAGCATTGGAAGAACAAGAAAAAGAATTTAAAGCAACAGTTCAAGAGTTACACACTAGAATTACGAGCAATGCAAAAGAAACATCTGATAAAATGAGTTCTATGGAAAGAAGAATATTAGATATGTTGCATGAACATAATACTAGAGAATCTGAACAGTTTGTAAAGTTAAGAGAAGAATTACAGAACAGAGTAGGAATATTAGAAAAGTGGCGTCATCTAATTATTGGTGGTGCGATTGTAGTAGGTTTTTTATTACAGAAATTCTTATAAAGTTTGACAAAGATACACATTTAATGTATAATTGTGTTTATGAATTTTGTAGACATAAAATACATTTCTTTACTTTCCCCTAGACTAGAAAAATTTCAGAAGAAAGATAACTTTCTCTGGAACTTTAGGTGTCCTTATTGTGGTGATTCAAAGAAAAATAGAAATAAAGCTAGAGGTTTTGTTTATAGAACAAAAGCAGATTTGTTTTATAAATGTCATAACTGTTCTGTAGGTGCATCATTCTCTAATCTATTAAAGTATGTAGATACAAACTTACATAAAGAGTACATATTAGAGAAATATAAAGAGGGCCAGACATCAAAAGGTAGAGGTAGTAAGAGTAATGTTACAGTACCTAATCCTAAATTTGATTTCAAACCACCTGTTTTCAAAACAAGACTAGGTAATCTAAAAACATTTGCAGAATTAGACAAGAAACACCCAGCTGTACAATATTTGTTTAAGAGAAAACTTCCTAGAGATTCTTGGAATGATATATATTACTGTTCTAAATTTTTTGAGTTTTCCAACACGATAGTTGAGAACAAATTCCCTACTTTGAAAGGTGACCACCCAAGAATACTGATACCATTCAGAAATAAGAATGGTCAGATATTTGGTTATCAAGGTAGGTGTTTTGGGAAAGAAACTCAAAAATATATTACGATTATTTTCAATAATTCGTATCAAAAACTGTTTGGTGTCGATAGATTAAATACTAGTAAAACAATTTACATAGTAGAAGGCCCCTTTGACAGTCTATTCATAGATAACTGTATCGCAGTTGCACAAAGCGATTTACAAGTTACTAAATACAAAAACAAGTCTGTGTTAATTCCAGACAACGAACCTAGAAATAGAGAAATCTGTAAACAGATTGAAAAATATATTTCTAATAAGTATAGTGTCGTTATATGGCCTAGAGATGTAAAAGAAAAAGATATAAATGATATGATTCTTTCAGGTATGACAAAAGAAGAATTACAACTTATAATACAACAAAATACATATTCTGGTTTAACTGCACTTACAGAATTCAATAAGTGGAAAAAAGTTTAGGAGAGAAGAATGAGTGGTTTGGCACCTGTAATTAAATTACCAACTGAAGATAAAAATAACTATCTTGGTATAACAATAGATAAAAGCAAAGATAGTATGTTATCAGAACAAGCATTTAAATTATTAAAAGATTACTATTGTGTTGACGGTGAAACATCTCCACAAGAATCATTTGCAAGAGCTGCTGTTGCATATTCATATAAAGACATGGCACTTGCACAAAGAATTTATGATGCAGCTGCAAATGGTTGGTTTATGTTTGCATCACCAGTTTTATCAAATGCACCATTACCAAATCACAAAACAAAAGCATTACCTATTTCTTGTTTTTTAACTTATGTACCAGATTCATTAGAAGGTTTGATTGACCATAGTGCAGAGTTAAGATGGTTATCAGTAAAAGGTGGTGGTGTTGGTGGTCATTGGTCTGATGTCCGTGCAATATCTGACAAAGCACCAGGCCCTATGCCTTTTCTACATACAGTAGATGCAGATATGACTGCATATCGTCAAGGTAAAACTCGTAAAGGTTCATATGCATCTTATATGAATGTATCACACCCTGACATAATTGAATTCTTAAATATGAGAATACCTACTGGTGATGTTAATAGAAAGAATTTAAATTTACATCACGCAATTAATATTACAGATGATTTCATGTTAGCAGTTGAAAGAAATGAAACATGGGATTTAAAAGACCCAAATGATAATACTGTTAGAGATAGTATGCCTGCAAGAAAACTATGGCAACAAATATTAGAAACAAGATATAGAACAGGTGAACCATACTTAAACTTTATTGATACAGCTAATCGTGCAATGCCACAAAGTATGAAAGATAAAGGTTTAAAAATTCATGGTTCAAACTTATGTAATGAAATACATTTACCAACATCAAGTGATAGAACAGCAGTTTGTTGTTTATCATCACTTAATTTAGAAAAGTTTGATGAGTGGAAGAATACAACACTTGTAAGAGATTTAATTAGATTTTTAGATAATGTATTACAATTCTTTATTGATAATGCAGGTGATGAAATTAGTCGTGCAAGATATTCTGCAAAACAAGAAAGAAGTTTAGGTCTTGGTGCAATGGGTTATCATGCATTACTACAACAAAAGAGAATACCATTTGAATCTCAAGAAGCAAGAGATTTAAACAATGAAGTATTTGCATACATTAAAGACGAGGCAGTAAAAGAAAGTAACACTATGGGTTATGAAAGAGGTGAAGCACCAGACATGGATGGTACTGGTAGAAGAAATGCACACTTACTTGCAATAGCTCCTAATGCAAATAGTTCAATTATTGTTGCAACATCACCATCAATTGAACCTAATAAAGCAAACGCATATACACATAGAACAAGAGCTGGTTCACATTTAGTAAAGAATAGATATCTTGAAGAAGAATTAGAAAAAGTAAATAAGAACAATTCTGAAGTATGGAGTAGTATTATTACAAATGGTGGTTCAGTTCAACATTTAGATTTTCTATCTGAAGAAGTTAAAGATGTTTTCAAAACAGCAATTGAGTTAGATCAATTAGAAATTGTAAAACAAGGTGCAGATAGACAAAAGTTTTTATGTCAAGGACAATCACTAAATTTATTCTTTCCTGCAAATGCAGATAAAAAAGATTTACATAAAGCACATTTTAATGCGTGGAAAGAAGGTTGTAAAGGTTTATATTATTTGAGAACAGAAACATCAAACCGTGCAGAAAATGTTTCGCAGAAAGTTGTAAGAGATGCACTAAAAGATTACGAATCACAGGCACTCGAAACTCAAGACGAGTGTGTATCATGTCAAGGATAAAATATATGACGGCATGGCCGACAATTTGTGTAGATAATTTTTATGACGACCCTGATAAGGTGAGAGAATTTGCTCTTGGTTTAGACTACGCACCAGCAGAAGATGGAAGATGGCCTGGAAAAAGATCTAAAGAAATTATAGAAATTGATGAAGAATTTAGTTTAAAATTTGGTCGTAAATTAATGTCACATTATTTTGATCTGGAGGTAACTGAAGTAAGATGGAAGATTAGTTCACAGTTTCAATTAATAGAACCGTATGACAACGATATTAATTCACCTAAAAATATAGGTTGGATACATTATGATAATGCAGTTATAGGAGGCTTAATTTATCTTAACAAAGAACCAAATCCAAACAGCGGAACTTCACTTTATGCTGTTATAGAGTCTGCAAAATATAATAATGATCAAATTGCTAAAGAAAAATTTTATTTAGAAGGCAATGATAAAGACTACGAAAAATTGCTAAATAAACATAATGAAAATTTTATTGAAACTGTAAAATTTTCAAATCAATACAACAGACTGATAAGTTTTGATTCTACTTTGCCGCATGGTGCTAACAATTTTACAATTAGCAACGAGCCAAGGTTAACACAGGTATTTTTTGTGCATGATATTAAATCTACTAGACCCAAAACATCAGATATTTATAGCAAAATTTATAGCAAAACAGTATAAAGGATAAAATATGAAAATAAGAATAGTATCAAAAACAGGTTGCCCATTTTGTGTAAAAGCTAAAGAATGGTTTGATGAACATGGTTTCATCTATACAGAAGATTTAATGGATAATGAAAATGAAAGACTTGCATTTTATCAGTCTATGAATAACATACAAGAAACTGTAGGTGAAAGTGTAGAAATTCGTAGAATTAATTCAGTTCCACAAATCTTTATTGATGATAATCATGTTGGTGGGTATGATGATTTGATGAAAATTTCTGATGACTTATTAAAGAAAAGAAGTGGTGGTTTATTAAAGTTTAGTAAAACATATAAACCATTTCATTATCCTTGGGCTGTTGAATTAACAACAAGACATGAAAAAGCACATTGGATTGAAGATGAATTAGATTTAGGTGAAGATGTTGCAGATTGGAAGTCTGGTAAAATGAATGATATTGAAAAAGAATATGTAACAAACATATTAAGATTATTCACACAATCAGATGTTGCAGTTGGTCAAAACTATTATGACCAGTTCATTCCTAAATTTAAAAATAATGAAGTTCGTAATATGTTAGGTTCATTTGCATCAAGAGAAGGTGTTCATCAGAGAGCATATGCACTACTTAATGAAACACTTGGATTATCAGACGAAGAATATCATGCGTTTTTAGAATATAAAGAAATGACTGATAAACTTGAGTTTATGGTTGATTCAGATATATCTTCAGTAAAAGGTCTTGCATTATCACTTGCAAAATCTGTATTCAATGAAGGTGTAGCTTTATTTGCATCATTTGTAATGTTACTAAACTTTCAAAGACATGGTAAAATGAAAGGTATGGGTAAAGTTGTAGAATGGTCAATCAGAGATGAATCAATGCATGTTGAAGGTAATTCTAAATTGTTCAGAAGTTATTGTGCAGAACATCCAAAGATTGTAAATGATGACATGAAACTACAAATTTATGAGATGGCTCGTGTTGCTGTAAAACTAGAAGATAAGTTTGTTGACTTAGCGTATAAGTTAGGGGATATACAAGGTTTAAATTCTTCAGATGTTAAAAAATATATCAGATATATAACAGATAGAAGGTTATTACAACTTGGTCTAAAAACTAATTTTAAAGTCAAAGAGAATCCATTACCGTGGTTAGAGTGGGTTTTAAATGGTGCAGACCATACAAACTTTTTTGAAAATCGTGTAACAGAATATGAAGTTGCAGGACTTAAAGGAGATTGGGAAGAAGCGTATGAGGCAGCTTAATGAAAATAGTAGTATGCGAAGAATGTTCTGCTGAATATCAAGTAAAACATGATTTAGAAGAAACACTATATATTATAAAATATTGTACATTCTGTGGTAATCCCATAGACTTACAAGATGATAATGCTATAGAAGAATGGGAAGATTGATTTGAAAACGCAAAGTGCAAAATCAAAAGGTCGTAGACTACAACAATGGATTCGAGATAAATTAGTAGAACAATTAGGTGTTCACCCTGAAGATGTAGAAAGTCGTTCAATGGGTGCATCTGGTGAAGATTTAATCATGGCTCGTGCGGCTAGAGAAAAGTTCCCATATTCTATTGAATGTAAAAATGTAGAAAAGCTTAATGTATGGGAAGCATACAATCAAGCAATAGACAATAGTAACAATTATGAACCAATAGTTGTTATGAAAAAGAATGGTAAGAAACCATTAATCGTAGTTGATGCAGAATATTTTGTAAAACTACATCAAAAAGACACTTATTCAAATAAAGAATAAATACTAGTATTATTCACATATAAATTCTTTTTCTAAATATAAGTATAAATCAACTTATTCAGAAAGGAGAATCAATGTCACAACTTATTCAATTTACAATATCACCCTTAACAATCGCATTTCTAATTTTTGTAATCACAATTCTTTAAGGGGACACTCAATGTTAAAAACACTCAAAAAAATCTATATGTTCCTACTAATCAGTAGAAAAAATCAAATCGAATCAAGAATCAAGCTATATGGGGGTAGAATCATATGATACCTTTTAAAATCTCAACAAAAGGTATATACCCAATCGTATATGACTTGTACAAAAGATGGACAAGAACACCAACAGAAAACTATGTTGAAGATTACCTTGCAAAGTCAGTAGATAGAAAAGACTATGCTTGTAGAGTAAAATATCTCAAAAGTAAAAGTTTATTTTAATATAAGTAGTTGATGTAGCACAAACTTGACAAAACATATATCATTGTTGTATAATGATGTCATTACTGTAAAGAGAGTTTACTATGTCAACATTACAAACTGTGACACCTGAAGGTCAGAAATTTCTTGACGAATGTTATAGATTTTTAGGCCCAGAGGGTAAATTCAACATTAATGCAACTAAAGAAGAAATCTTTGATGCAACAAACCAACGAATGAAAGATGTTACATATGTTCCATTCATTGGTGATGCAGTCGATAGATTTATCGTCAGAGATATTATAAGTAAATCAAGAAGAATCAAAACTTGACATATTTAATATGTTTTGTTATACTTTAATTTTTGAAAGAGGAATATGAAAGAAAACAAATACAGACACAATCCATCTAAACCTAAAGGTATCATACGAGGTATTCGTGTAGATGTTAAAGGTGATGATGTAACTGGTGCATTAAGAGTTTTAAAGAAACGAGTTGCAAAAGGTGGTATCTTACAAGATATCAGAGATAAAAGTTTTTTTGAATCTAAAGGAACAAAACGCAGAAAGATGGAAGCTGCTGGTGCTAGAAGATTTCAAAGAAAAATGGAAAAACTAAAGTCTTTAGGTTATGGCAGGTAAAAGAAAAATGTCTCCTGAACAAAGGGAGGCCGCAATTGAGAGATTGAGAATTGCAAGAGAAAAGCGATTAAAAGAAAATCCACCAGAATATAAATCTATTCATCCATCTGTTCTTGCAAGAGATGAAGATGACCCATTTTCATTTAAGAATGTAAAAGAATATATTAAAGTTCAGAAAGAAGCTTTGCGTTCAGAAAAGAGTTCTTTAATGAGAGATAGAAACTTACAAAGAATATCTGATATAGAAGGTTACATTAGAATGTTAAACAGTTATCTATCTGATGGTATATGGGTAAGTAATTATGTCGGCCCTGAAGAAAATAGAAAAGTTATTTGGAAGTGTATTGCACCTGCATACAATGATGATGGTAGTATAAAAAGAGTTGTAAATGTATACTATGAAGATATTGATGCAGTATGGACAAAAGAAATGGATTACGATTATTACTCTAATAATTCTTGACGCATATATATAATTGAAGTGATTGGAATATAAAATGATATTAGTTGATACAAACCAAGTGATGATATCTAATTTGATGATGCAAATTAGTGCATCTAAAAATAATGATATTGAAGAAGATTTAGTTCGACATATGACACTTAATTCTATAAGGACATATCGTTCTAAATTTAATGAAAGATTTGGTGAAATTGTATTATGTTATGATAATAGAAAAGTATGGCGTAGAGAAGTATTTCCTAATTATAAATTCAATCGTAAGAAAGATAGAGAAAAGTCTGAACACGATTGGAATTTAATTTTTGAAACATTTACGAATATTCGTAGTGAATTGAAAGAAGTATTTCCTTACAAAGTTATTGAAGTCGAAGGTGCAGAAGCCGATGACATCATTGCAACAGTTGTTAGTGATGTCAATAAAAGAGGTGGTCTGGAACAAGTTTTGATATTATCAAGTGACAAAGATTTCATTCAACTACAAAAACACTCATTTGTAAAACAATACAGTCCAATGGCAAAGAAATTTGTTAATGGTATGAATCCTTTAACTTATATAAAAGAACATATAATTAAGGGAGATAGAAGTGATGGTATACCTAACTTTTTATCACCAGACAATTGTTTTGTAGATGGTTTAAGACAGAAACCTATTACAAAGAAAAAACTGAGCACTTGGGTTGAATTAGAACCAGATGAGTTTTGTAGTAATGAAACTATTTTGAGAAACTATCAAAGAAATAGAACACTAATTGATTTTGACTATATACCAGAAGAAATACAAACAAAGATTATGAAAGAATTTGATAAGAAGCCTGTTGGTGATAGAAGTAAAATATTGAATTATTTCATATCTAAAAAATTAAAAAATTTAATTCAAGATATTGGAGACTTTTAAGATGGCAGTACAAAACTACACACCCTTAATTTCTGAAGTATTAACGAAAGTTAATAATGCAAAAGTTAAAGACAAAAAAATTAAAGTGTTACAAGAACACGATTCACAAGCGTTAAGAATGATTATCAAATCATCTTTCGATCCAAAGATAGAATGGATAGTTCCTAAAGGTGAAGTTCCTTACATTAAGAACGAAGCACCTGAAGGAACTGAACATACTCTATTATCAAAAGAAGCTAAAAAGTTATATCGTTTCATTAAAGGTGGTGACGATAAAACACCTATCTTCAAAAGAGAACAAATGTTTATTCAAATGTTAGAAGGTCTACATGATTCTGAAGCACAAGTTGTAATCAATGCAAAAGATAAAAGATTACATCAAGTTTATAAAGGTTTATCAGAGAATGTAGTCAAAGAAGCGTTTGGTTGGAACGATAACTATATGCAAGAGGTGAAAAAATGATAGGAAAAACTATACCTGGCGTATTTTTGTATATGAGAGTAAGAGATGAATCTATTGGTGGAGATAATCCATACAAATGGGAACATAGATTTACTCACAATATTTTCAAAGATAAACGAGTTGTATTGTTTAGTTTGCCTGGTGCATTTACACCAACTTGTTCAACATTTCAATTACCAAACTTTGAAAAGTTATATGACTTTTATATGAAAGAAGGTATTGACGAAATTTATTGTATGTCAGTAAATGATGCATTTGTTATGAACGCATGGGCAAAAGCTCAAGAAATCAAAAATGTAAAAGTATTACCTGATGGTAATGGACAATTTACTAGATTAATGGGTATGTTAGTTGATAAACATAATCTAGGTTTTGGTATGAGGTCTTGGAGATATGCGTGTGTGATTGATAATAATAAAATAAAATTATGGTTTGAAGAGCCTGGTTTCAAAGATATTGCAGAAGATGATCCATATGGTGAAACAGACCCTGAACATATTCTAAAATCAATCATGGAAGAAAATGAAAAAGAATATCCTCACATAAGTGAATTCACAACAGAAGGAGAAAAGTATACATGAAGTTAAGTAAAAATTTCTCATTACATGAGATGACAAAGTCAGAAACAGCGTTAAGAAAAGGACTTGACAATACGCCTGGTGAAACTGAAGAAAATAATTTAAAAGCATTATGCGAAAATGTTTTACAAAAAGTCAGAGATGAGTTTGGCCCTACAAAAGTTAATTCTGGTTTTAGACACCCAGATGTAAATTCAGCTGTTGGTGGTTCAAAGACATCAGATCATTGCAAAGGTATGGCCGCAGATATAGAAGTACCTGGCGTTGCAAATGGTGATCTAGCTCAATGGATTGTTGACAACTGTGAATTCAGACAAGTAATCCTAGAGTTCTATACACCAGGCATACCAGATTCAGGTTGGGTTCATGTATCATACAATCCTGATGACAATAAGAAACAAATCTTAACTGCAATGCGTGAAAACGGTAGAACAGTTTACAAGGTAGGTTTAATCAAATAACACTATAAGGGTCAGTCTTTCTTTTCTCTCTCAACTCTCTCTATATGAGATTGACCCTTCCTTTACTCTTTAGGTGATAATATGAATTATATTAACATTACTGGTGGTAAAAAATATCAAAGAGATATTGCACTAAAAGTAATTCGTTATATGATTTATGTATTGCTTCCAAAAATAAAAGTCATTGATATTGAAGTTGTTTTCAAAACAATTAAAGAATCTTATGGTTATGCAACACAATTAGACAATAGAGAATTTGAAATCGAGTTAGATAAAAATGTTTCTATTGTAGAATTAGTTGAAACATTATGTCATGAGATGGTTCACATTCGACAATATGTTAGAAAAAAACTAAATGATTCAGGTACTAAATGGGATAATCAACAAATAAATTCAGAAGAAATAGACTATCATGACTTGCCGTGGGAGAAAGAAGCCTATAATTTAGAAGAAAAACTCACACAAATGGTATGGGATAACTATGTTATTTGATAAGTCCTTGATTTTAAACAAATCTTTTTTGGTATTTTGTATTGACAACAAGTCAATTTTCTGTCATAATATTCATATATTAATAAGAAAGAGAGAATATTATGAAAAAAATAACAAAAAAAATGAGTGAACTAGGTGGTTGGATAGGTATGATATTGATTCATAGTGCAACATTACCAACATCAGTTAGTGTAATATTAGGTAAATCAACTAACTTACCACCACTTAACATGGTATTGTTAATATGGACTGGATTGTTCTTATTTTTATTAAGAGCCATTCAGAGAAAAGATACATTATACATTGTATCAAATTCTGTTGGATTTTTCTTCAACACAATTTTATTATCATTAATCGTTTACTAAAGGAGAGAGATATGTTACCAATTATACCAGAAAGACTTATTGGAATAGATAAAAATTTTGTTGCATACAAATATATTGCAGATGCAATTAAGTTGTTAGAACAACAAATTAAAAAAGAATCTGATCCTGAAAAAAAGAAAAATTATATTTTTCAACAATCAGAGTTAGATAAATTTCTTAACAAAGAATTTCCATACTAGGAGTTATCATGTTAAAATTTATTGTAGGTATTTTAATTGGTATCACTATCTCAACAAACTATCCATCTGTTGGTAGTGATTTGGCAAATGTGTTTTATAATCTTTTTAATGAAATAAAAGAAGATTTAGAGATAGAGGAGAATGTATAATGTTTCTAGTAAAAATGGAATTAACATCAATTAAGGGTAAAGAAACTTTTTATCAATATTTTACTATTAGTAGAAAAATTTCTGACGAAGAAATTATTAAAGTAATTTATGATGATAGAGTTACAATGGATTTTGAATCTTATATTCTCAATAATAAATTTAGAATTAATGTTGCAAGGGTTGACAAAGTACATGGCAATGATGTACACTATCTAAATAGATATGGAGTTATAGAGGGTTCAAAAATATGTTAAAAGAATTAATACTATCAACATTGTTGTATACACCTGTTGTAGATTCTGATGACTTGCATAAAGAAATATCTTGCATGACACATAATGTATATCATGAGGCTAGAAATCAAGGAACGGCAGGTAGACTTGCAGTTATGGCTGTAACAATCAATAGAGTAAATGACGAAAGATTTCCAAATACAATTTGTGATGTCGTTTACGAAGGTGAACATAGAAAACACCCAACAGAAGATAGATTGAAACCTATTATTAATAGATGTCAGTTTAGTTGGTATTGTGATGGTTTACCTGACAGTATAAAGTATCCACAAATCTGGCATGAGATTTACACACTTGCAGAAAAAGTAGTTGAAGGTGAATACAGAGTTCCTGACATTACTGATGGTGCAACACACTATCATGCAGATTATGTTTACCCATCTTGGGCAGATACTAAAACAAAAACTATTGAAATACAAGATCATATTTTTTATCGTTGGGAACAAAATACTAAAAAAGATTTTTGAAATATTAATTGAAATGAGAGGTAAGTATGAGTGAATCAAATTGTTACTTTACAAGGTCAAATTATTTTGGGCCAAGAAATAAGTCAGGATATCATTATTATATAACTGAATGTAATTGTAGAAATAAACATGAAATTGGTGAGTTAAATCTTGCTGGAAAAAATTATCTCTACAAAAACAAAAAAGGTAAAATTGTTGTTGGTTATCATTCTTTTACAAATGATGGTGAAGAAAATCCATTATATAAAAAAATTGCAAAAATACAGTATGATGTTTTTAAAAAAATATTTAAAGGTGATAAAAGTTTTTTGGCTACAAAACCTTTTTATGAAAAAGTTGATGAATTAGTTAGAGAGAAGATATGAATTATTTTATATTAGATGAAGATATTAGAAAAGCCGCACAGTATCATTTAGATAAACACATTGTAAAGATGCCTACTGAAACAATGCAGTTACTAGGAACTGCACATAGAATGATTGATGGTAATGTTTATGTCACTTGGAACAAAAGAGGTGCAAGAATGACAAAGTATTATCTTAATGATGGTAGACAAGATATCATTTCTAAATGTGGTCATCACAAACATCCATGTCAAATATGGTTACAAGAATCAGCAGATAACTACGATTGGTTGTTTGAATTTATGTTAGAGTTATGTAAAGAATACACATATCGTTATGGAAAGATTCATGGTGTAGAAAAGAAATCTTATCTATATAAAGATGCACCAAAGAATTTACCTAGAATTGGTTTGACACCATTTAAGATTGCAATACAACATCAAGACATCAAAGACGAATTTGCAATACATAAAAATGTTGTTAAAGCTTACAGAGAATACTATATATTATATAAGAAACATATTGCAAAGTGGACTAAAAGGCAAATACCAAACTGGTTTATACCACAGACATAGGAGAATACTATGAAAGTAATAACTCAAGAGGAAATTTTTAGAAAAGAAATTGCAAGTTTAAATAAACAATATTATGATGCACTCAAACGAATTAAACAGTTAACAAAAGAGAATCATGATTTAAAACACAATATAATTCGTTCAAGGAAGAAAGGAAAAAATGCCGACTTACAAATTTTATGATTCAGAAACAAAAGAAACATTTGAAGACTTTCTATCAATATCTACTAAAGACGAATTGTTAGAAAAGAATCCACACATAAAACAATTACCAACATCTTTTGGTATTGTATCAGGTGTGGGTACAATACAAGGTAAAACTTCCCAAGGATTTAAAGAAGTCTTATCTAAAATATCAGAAGCACATCCTGATAGTCCACTTGCACAATCACATGGTACTAATAAAAGTATTAAAGATATAAAAACTCAAGCAGTTTTAAACAAACATAGAAAGAAATGGAAGAATCAATAACAGAGAGGACAATCGAGATTTACTTCAGCACCCTCAACTAGAGAAAGTAAGCTGTGAAGCCTCTCCGATTATGTCCTCTCTCTTTTTTAAAGGAAGTATAATATAAATGGCAAAAGCAAAAGATATAAAACTAGATCAAATGGTTACAGTTAAACCAATAACTGATAATCAAAAATTAGCATTTGAATCATACGAAGAAGGTAAAAACTTATTTCTGTATGGTGCGGCTGGAACTGGTAAAACATTTGTATCATTGTATCTTGCATTACAAGATGTATTAAGTTATGATAACAATTACGAATGTGTTTATCTGGTTCGTAGTGCAGTACCTACAAGAGAAATAGGATTCTTGCCTGGCGATGAAGAAGATAAAACTGCATTATTTCAGATACCATATCAAAACATGGTACGATTTATGTTTGAACAACCAAACGAAATTGCATTTATGCAGTTATATGATAGATTAAAAAATCAAGGAAGTCTTTATTTTTTGACTACATCATTCTTAAGAGGTATTACATTAGACAATGCAATAATTATTGTAGATGAATGTCAGAATCTAAACTTCCACGAATTGGATTCTATAACAACTAGAGTTGGACAAGACAGTAAAATAATATTCTGTGGAGATTTCTTTCAATCAGATTTAACAAAACAAAGTGATAGAGATGGAATGTCTAGATTTTTAAGAATATTAGAATCAATGGAACAATTTGAAAACATTGAATTTTCAGTTGGCGATATCGTTCGCTCTGGATTTGTAAGAGATTATTTAATTAACAAAATAAAATTAGGAATAGAATAATGGCTAGATTGCGATTTGATAAAAGTGTTTTTGAAACAAGATCAAGATTTAAAAAGACAGGTCAAGGTTCAAGTAGAAGAACATCACTACAAATGATGAATAAAAGTAAAAGAAAAAGTTTTAAAGCTTATAGAGGTCAAGGTAGATAATTTACTTGACAAAACTACAATATATTTGATATAATTTATATAATTTAATAAAGGTGAATACATTATGTTTACACACAAAACATTTGAGTTACAAGATTTACAAACTAAAAACATAGATGGTAAAAGATTCTATGTCACACCAGATGATGAGTATTATCCATCAATCACAACTGTTTTAAGTCCAAGAAAATCTAAAGGTTTACAAGAATGGCGTGATAGAGTCGGTCCTCAAGTTGCATCTTATATTTCAAGAACAGCTGCTAGACGAGGTACACAAGTACATTCTATCTGTGAAGATTTTCTAAACAACAAATCAATTGAACATCATAAAGAAAACTTTCTTGCATGGTGTTTATTCAATCAATTAAAAGAAACCCTTACAAGTCGTATAAATAGTATACACGCACAAGAATGTGCGTTATATAGCACCAAGTACAGGGTCGCAGGTAGAGTTGATTGTATTGCAGAATATAATAATGAGTTATCAATAATTGACTTTAAAACTTCTAGAAGTTCTAGAAATGATGAATACAATTTAGATTATTATTTACAAGCTACTGCATATGCAGAAATGTGGGAAGAAAGAACAGGTCAACCTATCAATCAAATCGTGATTCTTGTAGTAACAGAAAACGGAGAGGTTCAAGAATTTGTAAAAGATAAAACTGAATATATACCACAACTTCTCCAGGCGATTGATGACTTTACTGTACAATGGGAAAAGGAGAAAGTATAATGGGTATGTCCAGAACGCAACAAGCTTTAGAAGAATTAAAAGTTAAAGATATTAATTCCTACGAAGCACTTAAACATCTATGGGTAGATTCTTTTAAAGGTGAATTCAATCATAAAGATGTAGAAGAATTTGTGGAAAAATACAAATTACTTGAACATGATGATATGGAAACAAAACATATCATTGAATCGATTATTAGAAGCATACATGGAGTGGTAGGTGTACAATGAAACTTGAAGAATTAACTGTTATGACACCAAAGAAGTTTTCTATACTAATTGAAGATTTAGTAAAGAAAGATAAAATATCCTACATGGATGCGATTGTTCATTATTGTCAGGTGAAAAAAATGGAGCCAGAGGCAATCAAACCTCTGGTTTCCAAACCTCTTAAAGAAAAACTCGAAGCAGACGCAAGAAGATTAAATTACTTACCAAAAATATCACAACTACCAATTTGAAAAATTATGTACAATATTATGGAGCCGTGGGAAGCATATAAGATTTATCTAGGATTGAAATTACATTTCAATTCAGACTATGACTATCAAAGATATGGTGGTAAATCTAGAGCATCAAAACAATCATTTTTAAATAGAAAAGACAGAAGTTTCTTCGCTCGTGTTGCAAGAAAGTATAAAGATTCTGTTAAAGATTTTTTTATTGCAAATTTTTTAGTAAATCAAAAAGGTTGGATTGGTAACTTTAATGATTTAAATTATACTGAATGGAATAAAAGAAAACAATCTTTAACATATACATTCAACAATGAGATGACTTCACTATGTCAACTTGAAAATAATTTTGATGACATTTTTAAAATAGAAAATAATACACACCCAATAATTATAAAAGAATTTTTAGCGAAACGAGTTAGTATAGAAACATTAATTATTTTACAAGACTTGGTAAACTATATAAAAGATTTTGATAAAAAATTATCTGATGATTTGGTATGGCCAGACATAAGACGATTGATTGTCAAATACTCGGTGTTTTTGAATATTGATATTCAAAAATGTAAGATTAACCTTTTGAAGATTATAAAGGAAAATTTATAATGTCAAATGAAGAAACGATAAGAGAAGCAGGTTTTTATCTTTCCCAAATCGACAAACTTCAAGCTCGTGTCAAGTCATTAGAATTTGACAATGCAGAACTGCAAAAACGAGATGCAGAAGTTACGAAGAAGATTCAGGAATTTACAAAAACTGCTTTCTTCAAGTACAGGAACAAGAGGGGTTGACCCTCTCTTGTTTTTAGAACAAGGATTATTATGACTGCAAAATTAATATCATATTCACAATCACCATTACCCCTTCGCAATAGTAATTACATTGAAGTATATAAACTAATATCTGATTTAGATGAAACACCAACAGACTTAATAGCTTATTGTGCAAGGGTATCAAATCCATCTAATCAAAACAATAAAGAAACAAGTGAAAAACTAATTCGATATTTAATTAAACATAAACATTTCTCACCATTTGAAATGATAAATGTATGTTTAGAAATAGAAACCACAAGAGATATTGCACATCAAATAGTTAGACATAGAAGTTTTACATTTCAAGAATTTAGTCAAAGATATGCAGATTCAACTACTGCATTAGGTTTCACAACTAGAGAAGCAAGACTGCAAGATGACAAGAATAGACAGAACTCTTTATTTTTAGATTTAACTGATGCAAAGAATATGAAGTTAGTAAGAGAATGGGAAGAAATGCAACAACTAGTTATTTCTCAATCAGAAAGAACATACAAGTGGGCTATAGAAAATGGTATTGCAAAAGAACAAGCAAGAGTTGTTCTACCTGAAGGTTTAACAAAGACTAGAATCTATATGAATGGAACTATTCGTTCTTGGATACATTATATAGAATTAAGAAGTGGTCATGGTACACAAAAAGAACACATGGACATTGCAAGAGAATGTGCAGTTGAAGTTGCAAAAGTATTTCCTATGATAAAAGAATTTGTAGAAGAAGATGTTATCAAAACAAAATAATGTTTATGTTTTAGGTAATGGTGAATCAAGAAAAAATATTGATGTAAATCATTTAAGAACACTTGGTAAAGTGTATGGCTGTAACGCAATCTATAGAGATACTAAAGTAGATGTTTTAGTATGTATTGATGATGGTATCAGTCACGAAGTTTATACTTCAGGTTATGCAAAAGATAATATTTGTTATCTAAAAGATTGGTCACCATTACCTGCCGAAATATTAAATAGTTTTGTTCATACTGATATGTTCAAAGACACAGAAGTTATTGAGAACGAAAGAGGTAACAAAGAATCATTTGTATTAAATGGTTGTGATTCAAAAATGTATGACGAACTATTAGATGAAGGTTTGAAACTTGTATCAGATAAAGAAGATTTCAAAGTTAAAATGGGAAAGAAACAAACTTTTATAACATGGTTAGAATTACAAGATAAAGTTAAAGATGTACCAAAAGAATATGAAGGTTGGAGTGCAGGCCCAATCGCAGTAAGAATTGCAGTAGAAAATGAGAAACCTGATAATGTATTTTTATTAGGTTTTGATTTAAAAAGTAATGATGGTAAAATAAACAATCTGTACAAAGGAACAGATAATTATTATCCATCAGATTCAAAAGAAATTTATTCTGGTAATTGGATAAATCAACATTCAGAAAATTTTAAATTATTTCCTGATGTTAATTTTATTCGAGTAGTACCTGATGAAATAAATTCTAATGCAATATCAAGTGAAGTAGATGAATGGAAACAATTTCAAAATATTCGTCATGCAACACTTGACAAATTTGAAAATTTATAGTATTATAAATACTTTTAATATATTATGATTTTGTGAATAAAAAAATAAACATACGATTACATACGGAGAAAAATTATGTCATTTGATACATTACGAAAGTCTAATTCTTTAGACAAATTACTTGCTCAAGTAAAGAAAGACGAAACCCCAACAACAGAAAAAAAGTCTTATGTAGATGAAAGACTGTGGAAACCACAAGTTGATAAAGCTGGTAACGGTTATGCAGTTATAAGATTTTTGCCTGCTGTTGAAGGTGAAGAAGTTCCTTGGGTTCAAGTTTGGAATCATGCATTTCAAGGCCCTACTGGACAATGGTACATTGAGAACTCTCTCACTACTATTAAACAGAAAGACCCTGTATCTGAATACAACACTCAACTTTGGAATTCTGGAGTTGAAAGTGATAAAGAAATTGCAAGAAAGCAAAAAAGAAAATTGCAATACTATGCAAATATCTATGTTGTAGAAGATAAAACAAATCCTCAAAACGAAGGTAAAGTTTTCTTATACAAGTTTGGTAAAAAAATATTTGACAAACTTATGGAAGCTATGCAACCAGAGTTTGATGATGAAACACCAATTAATCCTTTTGACTTTTGGCAAGGTGCGAACTTTAAATTAAAGATTCGTAAAGTAGATGGTTATTGGAACTATGACAAGTCTAGTTTTGATGCACCAACTAAACTGAAAGAAAGTGATGACGAAATCGAAAAGGTTTGGAAGAATCAATATGCACTAAAAGATTTTTTAGATGCAAGTAATTTCAAGTCTTATGATGAGTTAAAGAAAAGGTTAGATGCAGTATTATCTGGAACTACAGTTACTAAAAGAGCTGAACAAATGGTCACAGAAGATTCTGAAGATATACCAACTCTGAAAGAAACTGCACCTAAACAGAAATCTATTGCGAGTGAAGATGATGATGATACTTTAGGTTACTTTGAACAACTTGCAAAAGAGTAAAAACTTCAACCCCAACTGAAGTTTTATGAGACCCTCGAAAGAGGGTCTTTTTTTATTGATTATGAACTAACTCTATATTATCATCATCAGAAAGCTTATCAACTCTTAAAAGATTTACTGGATGAGTAACACTTTGGTCGATATTATTAGTAGTAACAACCATATCACCTTGACCACTAGCACTTCTATCTTTTGCAGATAATTCTTCTACTTCAGCTGTTGCTTGTGTAAGTGTAGGATCGTCAGCTGAAAGTCTTTCACCTGATTTAGTAATTCCTGCAAACGCATAAACTTGATCAGGAATCGCTTCTGATATTGCTCTTTTAATAAATCCAAAAAATCCATCACCATCACCAGATGATGTTGGTAAGATTGCTCTTAAAATCATTCTATAAAAATCTAAATATAAAGTACCTACACCTTTAAATAATGTTTTGATAAATCCTAATGGGCCACCTGTTCCATCACCAGTAAATGTTTCCTTGAGATAATCTACAAAATTAGTAATTAATCCAAGAAAATTTGTGAACATTTCTTTAACTTTATCTTTAACCATAACACCAAAGTTTGTAAGTATTTCACCTAACTGGTCAAAAGCTGTTCCTGAAATAATCCAATCTGCAAAGTCAGAAAACGCTCCAAATATACCTGTAAACAAATTCATAATTTTATCTTTAATACTAAAACTTGCAAGCGATTCTTGTGCATTTTCAAATCCCATTTTTCCTAGAATCCAACCAATAACTTTTTTTAGTAAATCTAAAGGTATGCCAACTAGATTACCAAACAATTTGGCAAAACCACCACCAAGACCATCTAAAATTTTTGCAAGATCCGAATCACCTTTTGATTTCATAAAACCATCAATGAAACCAGTAACACTATCAAAGATAGCGATTGCTAATGTTATTGGAACAAAGATTTTTCCTAAAACTTGACCAAATGTTGTTGCAAAACTTTTTATCGTTGCAAATCCAGCTTTGAAACCATCCATAAGAGGTTTGAATAATTTGAATATTGAACTAAATAAACCTTTTATATAATTAAATACTTGTTTAACTTTACCACCAACTTTACTACCACTTCCTGTTATAAACTCCTTTACTATTCTAAATATGTCTACAAATGATTTTATTACATCATCAACAAAATTAACTAATAATCCAGTAAGTCCAGTAGTGAAAAAGGCTTTAATTGCAGTTATGGCTTTTGAATTTTTTATAATTCTACCTATTGTGCTAAAGAGAGATTTAAACGCATTAAATAAACCAGTACCAAGATTTTTAACACCTGACATAAGTTTCATGCCACCTAATGCTTTAAAAAGAACTTTTAATTCAAATAAAATCTGTGAAAATAATCCTGAAATTACAAATAGTGGTGCAAGTAAAGCACCTAAACCAAAACCAGCTGCCTTACCAACTCCTGCAAGTAATCCTTTAAAACCTTGAACTGTTACTTTATATAATGCTTCAAGTATAGATGTTTGTTTCTTTTGAGCTCTTTGATCTTCTCTTTTTTTCTCAACTTCAAATGCACTTGCAACTTTTTTACCTGCGGCTTTTGTTGCATCAACAATTTTAGTACCGCCAGGTATTGCACCAGGCAATGATTTAAAAAATCCAGTTATTGGACTTATAATGTTTGTTGCAACATCAGTAAGTTTCATATCTTTTGCAACACCTTTAAATCCTTGAATAATTGCAGAAGATTGTTTATTATTTTTTTCATTATCTTTTTTATCATCATCAGTTTTTTGATTAATTTCATCTATACTATCACCCATATAAACAATTGCGTGTGCAATCGCCTTAAGACCCATAGTGTGACGACCATCTCTACCAGCTTCACTTCTATTGTTAAATTTTAATTGTGTTATTACATCATCTAAAGTTGCACTTGCCATTTATTATTTCCTTTTAAGATATGCTTCTTTACCATAGAAAGCCGCAACGATACCTGCACTTGCAATAAAGTATAGATCAGCCATACTTGCAAGAATATCTGCTTTAAGTCCAATTGCATCTGCAATTAATGTTACGATAGGATAAAACAACATTCCACATAACGCCATCCAAGCCATCTGTCTTTGAGAATCTTGTCTTTTATCCTCATTATCTAATTCAACTAATTTTCTATCCATTTCCAATTCTTTATCACTCACAACACCATCTCCATCTAAATCATATTTTGCATAATGTGATTCTTTTTCTAATTTCTTTTGTGCCATAGTTTTACTCTCTTTTATTTATTGTTATTATGTCGATTTTTCATTTCCTCATCTTCAAGATGTTGAACTAATAATCCTGTGTATATCTCCCTTTCCCAAGGTATCATGTTTTCAATTTCAGTTAAACTATATTTGTGATGTTGCATCAATGCAAATGTTAATCTATAATAATTCTCTAAATTATTATGAGAAAGGGCTATTAAAAAAAACTATTCATTCCTTCAATAACTATTTCACTTTCTACATTTGTATTTGGATTCATTACATTTATAGTGTGTTTAACTTTAGGAGCTGTTTCAAAAAACTCTTGAACTTTAATTAATTGATTATGTGTCATAGAATCAATAAATTCAGTTAATTCTTTTTTGTTCATATCAGTTTTTTCATAAACATTGTCTTTGTCATAAATTTGTTTTACACAACTTGCAATCAAATCAAAAACAACTTCCTGTTTTTCTAATTCTAAACTAGACATTTCATTTAATTTAGGATAACCCATAATCATACCAATATCATCAGTTAACTTAATATTAGGATCATGACCCTCTGTTTTTATACATTGTACTTGATTTAAATCAATTTCAACTGGAACTTTTGTTTCATTATCATCAGGGCAAGTAACATTAACTTTTGTTATTGATCCAACTGATTTGCTTCTCAATTGTATAAAAATGTATTCCATATCAAATGTTGGTAATTCTTTTACATTTAATTTATTGAAAGTACACGCATCTATTATTTGTTCTAATGCAAGTGCAATTTCATTTTGATTTTCTGAATTCTGTGCAATCATTAACAGTTTTTCTTCTTTCACTAAAAACGGTCTAAATGCAACTTTCTCACCTGTTGAAGGAAGTGTCAATTCATGTCTTGATGCGTTTAACGAAGGTAATGCCATAATATTTCTCCTATTACATTATAATTTAAAATTTTCCTAATTTACCAAATATGTTTCTAACTCTTTTGTTTTTAAGTATTCCACCAAAAAACTTTTTGAGTGAAATAATTCTTTGACTATCTCTTGCAATTCCAGCTGGTAATGCAACTCTACCTCTTTGTATTGCAGGATTAAATCCAGTAGTAATTTCTTCTCTATACTGATCATATGGTCTACCAACATCTTTTATGTATGGTGCCCATTCTCTAAATGCAAAACCTACTGTTAATCTTAATATGTCATTGTTTGTTGCTTGACCATAATCTAAAACACTTATTGTTTTAGGAAATATATCTCTTATTTCTACTGTTGATGTAATTACATCATTTCTATCTAATTGGTGAACTAACATAGTTGTAACATATTCATTATAATAACTTACATTATATGTTTTTTGATCTATTATTGTATCTTGCCAATCAGTAAAGAATTGTTTTTCTGAATGGTCATCACTTAAATAAAATACACAAGTAATTTCTTCTGCAAATGTTAAACCTTGTGCAACCTCATGTGTTGGGCCATATATATTTTCATTAGTAACTGTTCTTATATTTCTTCCAGGCATTTGAACCTGTGCAAGTCTTAATGACACAAATCTAGATGCGTCTACATTTGATGCGGCTTTTTGAGTTTGTATTTGATTTAAAGGTTCAGCTTGAACTGCATCAGTTTGTAATGTTGAAGGTGCAATTATAATTGCTTCAAATCTATTTGGTCTTGCAAATGAATTAGACCTAGTTTGAAATTGATTTAAATCAAAATTAGCTGTTCTTTTATTTGCAGTATCTTGTCCATTAATTAATGGTATTTTATTATCAGGTTTGATAATATTTTCTAATTGTGGTAACTTATCTTTTGGAACTCTATTTCCTACAATATCTTCAATCGCTCTTTTAGCTTTATTCTTTACATCATTTATTTTTTTATTGATAGGTGATATTGGTGGTATTAACGCCATTAGTAAAATCCTCTATTAATTCTTTTTCTTGAATCTGAATATACTTTTTCAGGAGTTGCTTTTACAAATCTTTGAACTGGTAATAAAACTGCAACCATCATTTCTTCTGCATTAATAACTCTAAAAGGTGTTTGAACATGGTCAATTAAATATCTTTTTACAGTAGGTTGAACTAAAGGATTTCTCTTAATTCTATTCCATGTCAATCTTATTCTAGTATCCTCATTCATAAGTGTATTATTAGAATATTCAGAAATTACATTTAACAATCGAACTCTTAAAGGTATTGATAAGTAATGAAAATTCAAACCTAAAAAACCATTGTTGTAAGCTTCGATTGGTAAAACTAAAGGGAATCTGTCATAGTATGGTAATTTTTCCTCATGTTTAGGACTGTACACAAAGAAATTCATAAGTCCAAAGTTTGGTCTTGCACGAACTCTACCATCACTTACTAATTTTCTAATAGTAGGTGTTCCAAACTCTTTAACCTGATTTCTAAACCATTGAATAGAACGCTCTTTTCCACCAGATTTTTTTAATATATTATCAAATATTGATTCTGCCATAGAAGTATTTATACGCCTAATTCATGTTCAGTTAAGATTTTAAACTCCATTTGTCTATCTAAACAGAACTCATTTGCGGCTTTCCATTTTGCTTTATTGATACCCCATGTTCGCACTTCATTTATAAATTTTGGTGTTTTTCTCTTTGGTATTTGGGGTGGTTGACATTGATTATAGGGTTTGATTTCAATTAACATTTTTTTAATTGAACCATTTTGTTGTTTGACTTTGATATAGAAATCAGGGAAATATCTATGAATTTTACCATCAATTGGAGAACGATATGGTATAATTACTTCCTCACTTCCCCATTCGATAATCTTATCATTTCTGTCACAATAGACCATAAATCGTCTTTCCCATGACGAACGATAGTATATTTTGTCTATATCACCACGATATTTTTTTGAGTTTGTTGGTCTATATCTTCCACTATACGGCATAATCTATTATAAATACTTTAAAACACTTCATTTAAAGGATATTTATATGATAGTAAATTCAGGATATGGTGGCATGGACTTTGGTAGTAATGTCAACAACAATGGTTCACTCTCTAATTCACAACCAGAAAAACAAATAGAAGATACAGGCCTGTCAAAGAAATTTGCAGCTGGGTTAGTATATCCTCAAGATACTGCAACAATGAAACGAACAGAACATTATGTTCAATTCTTTATCAATCAACAAGATAATGCAAGAATAAAATGGAACGCAGATGAAGGATATGAACCACCAAAAGAAAATAGAAATATCACAATAAGACGAGCACCAACTACTAGAACACTTGGTTCAATAACATTATTCTTACCTGCACAATTAAATGTTTCGCATAAAACAAACTATGGTGAAGCAGAAATAGGTTTGGGTGTTGCGGCCGCAATTGCATCTGCAAAAGGAATTGCAAATATGCAAATGACTTTAGAAAGTTTTAAAAATGCAGCTTCAGCTGCAGGTAGACAATTTTCACAAACTGCAAAACAAACTTTAGTAAATGCAGTTGAAACAGCAGGTGCAACTGGTGCTAAAGCCGCATTTGCAATTAGTCAAGGTGAAACTCAAAACAACAGAACTGAAATGAAATTTGAAGGTATTGATAGAAGATCATTTTCATATTCATTTAGATTGTTACCCCGTTCAAGTGCAGAAGCTGAAACAGTAAAAAATATTGTAAATGTTTTTCGTATGCAGTCATTACCAGAAGTTAGTGCAAGAGATGGTTTAGGAAGAACTCTTATTGCACCATCAACATTTGATATAGAATATAGTAATACTGTCAGAGATCAACTACACAAAATATCAACTTGTGTTTTAGAATCAGTAAATGTAAAGTATGGTGGTGAAAGACCACAGTTTTTTAAAGATGGTTATCCAGTAGAAACACAATTAGATTTACAATTTAAAGAACTCGAAATTATTACAAAAGAAAGAGTTATGGCAGGATATTAAAATGTATTTTGAAAAATTTCCAAAAATAGATTACGAAGTAAAAGGTGATGGTGTCAATTATAAAATGACAGACATTACTCGTAGAGTTAGATTTTTTAATTCTAAAATTTTAGATAGTGTTAGTTTTGATTACTATGATGTTAAGTCTGGTCAAACACCAGAAATGATTGCAAATGAAATATATGATGATCCAAACTTACATTGGGTTATATTAGTTGCAAATAATATTACAGATGTATATACACAATGGCCTATGTCAGTACAACAGTTTGAAAATTTTGTAAAAGAAAAGTATAACAATCCAGCTGCAATACATCATTATGAAATATTTCAAACATCTGGTGATACAACTCTAAAGATTGAATTACCAAATGAAAGTGCAACAACAATACCAGTTGATGCAGTTGCAGTTTCTAATTATCAATATGAAGAATCAGTACAAGATACAAAAAGAAAGATACGATTGATTCGTTCTCAATATATACAACAAATAGAACAAGAGTTTGAAAGAATAATTGCAATATAATGTCAGAAAATAGTTTAAATTATGCAGGTGAGTTTTATGTCGAAATATGTGCATTACTAACTCTAACTGGAACAAACATAAGTCTAAAAGACCAATTCGCAAGTGTAAACATTTATGAAAGTATCTTCAATAATACTCTTACTGGTGATATATCATTTATTGATACAAATGATTTAGTAGCTAATCTACCAATTGTCGGTCAAGAGAAACTCGCATTACGATTAACAACTCCAAGTGAAAATGGTAAAGATAGAAATGTATCTATTGATTTTACAGATGTACCATTAAGGATTACGAAAGTAAATGCAGTAACAGACTATAATGAAAATACAAAAGTAGTTGTATTATCATTTACCACACCAGAACTACTACAAAACGAAAGAACAAGAATCGCACAAAAATATGAGGGAGAACCATCAGTTGATATGGTTCAAAATATATTACGAAATGAATTAAACTCTCAAAAAGAATTCTATTACGAAAAAACATCAAACAATTTTAAAATGATTGCAATGAATGAAAGACCATTTGCATTTATTAATAAGTTATCAAAAAGATGTCTATCTGCAAAACATAATTATGCACCAACATTTTTATTCTATGAAACTACAAAAGGTTTTCATTTTAGAACATTAGATAGTATGTTAAATACAGATAGTGTAAGAATGTCTTATCAAGAAATAATACCAAATCTTCAAGAAACAGGCCCAATAGGAAATATGTTTAACTTATTGAATTATGAATTTTTTTCTGCACCAGATGTTTTGAAATCAACTAGACATGGTATGTATTCTTCAAAACTTTTATTGTTAGACTTACATAACAAAGTAAGTAAAACATATGATTATAGTTACCTAGATGATTTTGAAAACAATAAACATACAGATACAAAAAATGAATATGCACAAACAAAACCAATAATATCAACTGCAACAGATGATGATGGTACTAAAATGTCAGATAACTATGATTCAGTATTTCATATGCAAACAATAGATAGAAATGTTGTTGATGGACTTTACAACGCAAATCATGTTGAAGAAGATGGAACTTTTATATATAATTATAATGGAACAGATCAATGGTTACAGAGAAGAAATTCAAGACTTGCAAATTTCAAAACTTCACATGGTGTTAAAATAAAAGTGCCAGGAAATTCTACAATGCAATCTGGTGACTTATTACATTTAGTTTTTAACAACAAAACAGATGTAACAAATCAATATATGACTGGAAGATATCTTAATACTAGAATGAAACATAGTTTTGTTCGAGGTGACGGTGTTCACAGATACGAATTACTCATAGAGTGTAGAAAAGATTCACTCGCATCTGAATTACCAACAGCTGGTGTTGCATATTCAGATCAAGGAAAATCAACAAATCAAGAAATAGAATAGAAAGGAGATACTGTATAAGAACTTTAAAAACTTTAAAAACGAAAGGAAAATCAATGACCCAAAAACTCAAAAATAGAATCCAAAGAATGACATTTCAGAAACAAAAAGTAAGGAGAGATAAGGTCGACATTAATGATGATGTAAAAGTTGCAGAATTTATTTTCAATAAAAAAGTTAAGGAGATGATACAGAAATCAGTTTAAAATTCAGTAAACATAGTGATTATAAGCCCTTGATTTTCAAGGGCTTTTTTTTCGTCTAAATATTGTAAGTCCTTGATTTTAAAAGAAACTTTTTTTGGCATATGTGTTGACATAGTGTGTTTGTTTTGATAACATAGCTATAATGATTAACAAAACACAGGAAAACAAAATGAATACATATCAAGAATTTGCAAACTACTGCTACGATTTCTACGGTAAAAACGGTACTTTTGAATTAAACTATACTAGAAAACAAATTGCCGCAGGCATTTATTCTTATCTCTTAAAATTAAATGATGACATTACCTGGGGTGGTGGTGACAGTATCGACAGAGAAAGAGTTAGAATCGAAATGCAAAAACTTTATCCAGAAGTTGAAAATTTGGCAGAAGTTGCACTTGACAATTTTAAAGTTAAAGGAATATTATGAAAAAATACTTACCAACAATTCAAGTTATTATCGGCTTCTTTGGTGTTCTTTTATGTTTTGGTGCAGTTGGAACTGTTGAAGTCGAAGAAAATCCTGATTACATGATAGTAATTATTCAAGGTCTTTCAGGTTTATTATTATTGTTTTTATCAATGTTAATTCCTTTCACTACGGAGAAAAATGATGACTAAATTTTTATTTAAATTATGTGTTTTCATGTTAGGTTTATATTTGTTTGTTATTTTCAATATACAAGAAAAAATTCATACATCAACAGATAGAGTTGATAAGTTAGAAACAAAATATCTTAACATCAACTACGAAGATTTAAATGCAGAACATCAAAAAGATATTGATTGTCTTGCAAGTAACATTTATTTTGAAGCTCGTGGTGAACCAACAAAAGGTAAAGTTGCAGTTGCAATGGTTACTTTAAATAGAGTTGTATCAAAAGATTTTCCTAATACAGTATGTGGTGTTGTTCTTCAGAGAACTAAAAAAGTATGTCAATTTTCTTGGTTCTGTCAAAAGAGAGAAAGTTGGTTACATAGGAGTGCAAGAGTTAAATCTAAAAAACATTATGATGATATAGAAAATCTTGCAGTAAAAGTCTATACAAATTATCAAACATTAAAGAAAGAAGATTTAACTTATGGTTCTACTTTTTATCATGCAACTTATATAAACCCAAAATGGGATTTGTATAAAACTAGAACTATTGGTAATCATACTTTTTACAAACATTGACTTGACAAACAATAATTTTTATGATAATATTTCTGTGTTATGAGTAAACGAATTAATAAAAAACATTATATTGATGACTGGAGAGAAAATAATAAGTTTCTCAAAAGATTAAATTTATCAAAGATTACTTTAGAAGAATATATAGATGAAAGACACGGTAAAGGTAAATACAAACCTAGAGTGTTAGATACTTTTACAGTAACAAAGAGTTATGTTAGGACAACAGAACATATTCCTAGTTTATCAATGTCTACTAGAGGTGATTGTTCTAAAAGAGATAATTCTGAAAAACTCAAAGTTAGTAGTAAATATATAATAGGTCAGGCTTATAATAAAGGTGGGTTTCAAGTGTTGACTGATTTTGAATCAAAAGACCCACAAACAGGAAAGAGAAGATAATTGTTTTTTGCGTTTATTACATTAATTATTGCGATTAGTATTAGTGCAGTTGCGGCTTACTATTCTATTATAGGTTTAGTTGCAATTTTTTCAAGTGCAGTATTACCAGTTGCAATCATGGGCATAGTGTTAGAAGCAGGTAAGTTAGTTACTGCATCATGGTTATATCAAAATTGGAAACGAATAAATTTTGTTATCAAAACATATCTAACATTTGCAGTAGTAGTATTGATGTTCATTACATCTATGGGTATCTTTGGTTTTTTATCTAAAGCTCATATAGACCAAACATTGACAAGTGATACATCAAATATCGAAATCGAAAGAATCGAATCATTAATCACAATAGAAAATAGGAGAATTGAAAATGCTCAAAAAAATCTTGACAACCTTGAACGGCTGGTGGAAAACCTGTCAGCAGAAGATGCTGCTTATACTCGCAGAATTCAAAGACGAGAACGAAGTGCAATTGACAAAACCATCAAAGAAGCCAGTCAGAAAATCTCGAACTACAAAGAAGAAATCATCCCCTACAAAAAAGAAGCAGTCAAGCTCGAGGCGGAAGTCGGCCCGATAAAATATATTTCTGAACTAATTTATGATAACTCTAACTCTGAACTATTAGAAGATGCAGTTAGGGTTGTCATAATTATTTTAGTATTTGTATTTGATCCACTTGCAGTTGTATTACTCATTGCGGCTAATATGTCATTTCAACAAGAGAAGTTGCGAAGAAAAAGAAAACGACAAGCTCAAATCAAGAAAGAACTACCTCAAAAGAAAAAGGGTGAAATGGTAAAAGTTACCAGAGAACTCAATGGTGTTTCAACCACTACTTACGAATAATTACAAACTCATTACAATAAAATCACTTTTTATTTTTTTGTAATATTTTCGTGTTAAATAATATGTGTAATGTGAAGGAGAAATTATGAAACATTTATTATTAATATTTTTTATGTTATTTTCATTACCAGTTTTTGCAGATGATAGAAACTGGGAAAAGTCAGAACATAATATAAACATTAAACACAATAACTTTGGTCTTAACATTCGTCAGTATGCACAAGATGATTATGACCATATTCAATTTGAATACAATGTAGTCAAGAGTGTGAAACTTGCATTAAGACTTGCAGAAGAAGGTGAAATCAAAGAAAAAAGACCAAGTATCACTCATACTGTTGGTAAGTTTGGGCCTATAAAAGTTGCACATAGATTAGGTTATAGAATGTATGAGAGTGATTTAAAATCTGATTTTGCAAGATATAGAATCATACTTGGTGCGAACTATGGTATGTTTTGGACTAAAGTACAACCAAGATGGAAAGTTGGTGGTGAAGGTGTTCATGTAGATGCAAAAATAGATGACATTAAATCTTCAGTTGGTATCAAACTAAACTTGAATGAACATACAACATTTAAACCATATGTTGAATATCTTGCAGATGGTGAATTAAATGATTATAAGAAAAAATATGTGATGTTGGGTACTGAACTAACATTTAAATTTTAGTGAAACCAGAAATTAAAAAATTGATAAGACAAATAATTTTTGAAATAATATTGCCAGTAGCATTACTTATTTGGTTTATGTTATGGTTATTAGGGCCAGTAGGAAAAGGTTAATGTATAGTACATTAAGAGAAACATTACAAGAGAGATATGGAGATAATAGGAGACTTTATCTCCAAGCTCTCTATCTTAATGTTGAAGTTGGCCCATATACACCAGACCCTGTCGAGGGAATGTATGCATTAGAAAATTACAAGTATGGTAATTTAGAATTTGATGAAGCTATTTCACACATAAACAAAAACAGAAAAAAGACATTCGATTTACAACAATACAATGATGACTGGCAAGAATATTTAAATTTATGTGAAAAGGAAATATTAGATGAAAAAGATAATAGAGAAAATAAAACTTAAATTCAAATACAAATCTACTATGTGGGTGAAACCATATTTTGAAGATTGTTTATAAACAAAAAAAGGGAGTATAAAAACTCCCTTTTCTTTTTCTATTTGAAATAAAATTTACTTGTTTGCAATGTACATTGTAACTTCAAAACCAAATCTCATTTCAGTATATTCTGGTGACTTCCACATAATACTTCTCCTTAATAATTATTAACACTAATATATATAATAAACACAAAAAAATCACATAGTGATAATCATTAAAATCAAGTGAGAAAATCATGAAAAAAGAAGATGCTAAAATAATCTTACTAAAAGATGTTATTGAAACAAAACTACGAAAAGAAAAAGAATTAGATTACTATCAAAAACAACTTGAAGAGCTTCAGATGAAAATGGTGTTTCTAAAAAAAGATATTCATTTAACTAACACTATTATTAATATTATCGAAAGTGAAAATATTATGCAATTAGAACCTTTAATACTTGACAAAAACATAAGAGATGAGTTATAATTACTGTTCTTTCTTAAAATAAAAGAGTATGTAAGGCGCTAGTATTCGTGATGAAGTTGAGTCTGGATTCAGGTGCTAGGTCTTACATATTCCTCTTACGATTATGAAAAAATATATCCATGTAGACACAATCAAAATCAGAACTAACATCAAAAAGAAAAAGTTAGACCCTAACTATGAGGTTGAGCCTGTTGTTATTGTTAGAACTAAAAGTAAAGTATTAGAGAAATGTCATGAGGTCGAAATACTAGGCCCAAGTAAAGTTGTATATGCAGAAGGTGGTGAGAAAATACTGAACTGTGGTGCAAGAACTGTAATTGAAACAGAAAGTGAAATAAAGGTGATAAGATGATGTTTAATTTAAATAAAACAATTGAAGTCCATTGTTATACATGGAGAAAAATAAATGCAGAAGAATTTTGTATTAAAGAGATGAAACCACATAGACCAAAATGGTTTAGAGATATGGGAAAAATGACTGGAACTAAATGGAATCTTCCAAAGTTAAATATAAAACATTGTCATGGTATTCTTGAATTATTTAAAAGAAGTTTTTATCTTCCTTTATGGACTGACTTATATATTATTAATGAAATGCATGATATAAATGCTATATCGAAAGATTCTTACCTGATAGTTTCAAAACATTTTGATAAAGCTAATTCACAAGCTCCAACTTTATCAGAAAAACACAGAAATCTTAAAATAGATGCTCCTTGGATTTTTGATTGTGATAAAGATATTAATTTTTATATTACTGGTGCATCATGGGATTATATAAACAACGACTTATTTTATAATTTTCATTTACCTCCAGCTATACTCGATTTTAAGTATCAATCATGTCTTAATACACAATGGTTATTTCCAATACCATTTACAAAAGAACAAGAAACTTGTATAAGTTTTCAAGCAGGTGATCCATTATATTACATAACTCCATTAACAGATAAAAAAGTTAAATTTATAAGTCATTGTATTACTAAAACAGAATTTTTTGATAAATTTGATAGTTTAGATCGTACTACTTCGTTTTGGTCAAATGCTTATGCAAGAGGAAAAAAACTAATGGGTAAATGATGGAACAAGTATTAGAGAATTTTTATACTGAAGATGAGATAGATAGAATTTGGAAAGAAATACAATATTTAGATTCTAATACTTATGGTTGGGCATATCCAAATCCACAAATAAATGCAGTTGATAAAAAAGGTAATCTACTATTACAAGGTGCAAGACAATTTAAGTTTAGTATATTTGGTTATAATAACCTTGAACTGTTGAGAAAGTCTAACATTTATACTTCAGGTAAAAAACTTATGAATTACCATGATTATTTAGTTGGTAAACATGATATTTATAAAAATATTAAGGAATTAGATCGTCATTTTTCTTTTTTAAATTACTACTATAAAGATGATGGTTGTTACAAATTACATCATGATATATCCATGTATACAATGTTATCGTATTTTTACGAAGAGCCTAAAAATTTTACAGGTGGTCAATGTCTTGTAGGAAATAACAAATATGAAATACATAATGGATTTACAATCGTGTTACCAGGCTGGTTAAAACATGGTTCAACACCAATAAAAATAATCGATAAATCTAGAAAAAAATCTGGAAGATATTCTATTGCACACTTTTTCTGGTCAGCAAACTCTAACGATTTTGAGAGGAAATCATAAATATGATGTTCAATTTTAATAAAACAGTTGAAATTCATTGTTACACATACAATAAATTTATTGCAGATAATTTTTGTGTACAAGAAATGAAAACTACAAGACCATCATGGTTTAAAAACTTACCTAAAAAATCTGAAAAAAAATCAACAATGAAAAGTTGTTATGGTTTTATAAATTTATTTAAAAAAGGATTTGTTCTCCCTTTTTGGAGTGATATTGAAATTACAAACACAATAGAAGAATTGGTTGTAAATTGTGCAAATCAAGATACAACTAATGTTTTACATCACTTAAATCCAAATAATTCATCGGCTGAAACTTTATCAACATATCACCGTCATGCACAAATACAACCACCTTGGGTTTTTACATCTGACAAACCTACTGAATTTGCAGTTGTAGGTGCTTCATGGGATTATATAAACAATAATCTATATGATTTTCATTTACCCACAGGTATTATTGATTTTAAATACAACAATACAATTAATGTACAAATGTTGTTTCCTAAACCAACTGGAAATCAAAGACAATCAAATATAATTTTTAAAGCTGGCGATCCAATATTATATTTGATTCCTTTAACTGAAAAGAAAGTTAAATTTATTACACATAATATTACTAGAATGGAATATTATGATATGATAGACAATGTAGATTCAAAGTCACATTTTTTTAGTAACAAATATGTTAGGTCTAGAACATATGGATATAAAGGATATATGAAGGAGTAATTATGACACCACAAGAATCAAATACCCTATATAGATTACATACAGTAATAATGCAAGAGATCGAAAACTATCACTTTAGAGGTCAATATGACTATCATTTGAGAGTGAGAGTTGAAGATGATGAGATAAAATTTAGATATTTAAATGAGTGGCATCCTATATCAAAAGAAACACTATTTAAGATGTTAAAACAGAGTAACTTACCACAAAGTTTATATACTAAATTAATGTTAAGGATAGTACAATGATTAAATTTATTTTAATGTTTTTATTTACATTCAATGTCTATGCAACAGATGAAGGTTACAAGATGTTGAAGAACAACAATTGTTTAGCTTGTCATGCAGTTGATAAAACACTAGTAGGCCCATCATATCAAGATGTTGCGAAGAAATATGAGAATGACGATAGAAGTATTGTAGTACCTGTTCTTGCAAGAAAGATGCGTGAAGGTGGAGTTGGTAATTGGGGAGTTATTCCTATGCCACCAATGAACTTAAGACATAATCAATCAGAGTATATAGTTAAGTGGATTTTGAATAGAGAGTGGGAAACTACTAAATAAAAATGTATATAAACGATAGAAAGAATTATTATCACAATCGTTATCATAACAAAACATACTATAGAGATGCAGTACAAGGAGTTAGAGAGATGCCCGTTTCAAATGTTACTCAAGGTATCAATGCAGATATCTTAACAAACATGAAATCATCTAAAAATGTTTTATCAAAAGTAGATGAGGATAGAAAAGAAGCCGTAGAAAAATCAAAAGTTTATTTCAAGGAAGTGTTACAAACATCAACAGATATCAAAGATAATGTTGCAAAAGGTATTAATGTTGATGTGACTACATGAGAAGAAATGTTCACCATATTGCTTTTAATATTTGGTTATATTCTTTTGTGGTTTTATGTACTTTACCGATTACAATAGTTATCGTTTTGAATCTTCTAGAGTTGTACCTATGGTTGACAGACCGCCCTGCCTTGCCTTCTTTTCTGCATCCCATTGAAGTGATAAAGCAACTAGCTCAAAAATTATCCACATAACACCACCAACGAATAAAGATACAAGTACACCATCTCTGATTTGTTTTTTTCGTCTTAATTTTTTATAGACTTGTTCTTCTCTTTGTCGTTTTAATTTTCTTCGTAGTGCAATCATTTCTTCGTAAACTGTTCCACCATAACGCCACTTAATCATAGTTGCAAGATCAGCTTCCATTTGTTGTATTTTCTTTTTATGAACGATAATGTCTAACGCCTCTTGTTCAACAGACTTTGCAGCCATGAACTTTTTCATACTAGATGGATTTTCTCGTTCCTGTCTTGCATGATTGAAATCGGAGACTGCACTAAACCATTTACCGATTTGTCCTGTGACATCTTCGATATCTCTACCTGCATCAACTAATTTTTTGATACCATTAAATGCAGCTGTAGCCGCAGTAATGGCAGTAATTGGATCTATCAATAGATTATCCTCTGTTATATTGTTACGATAACAAAAAATGATATAAGAATAGTAAAATGTGGGGTTCAAGTGAATCAACTCTACAACTATTTATATAAATATAATATAACAAGGAGAGATAATAAGATGATAAAATCAATGTTATTAAAGAATGATACGGCAATACAAATCACAATAGGACTATTAATCGCAGTATGTATAGGAATTGTTTCAATGTTAATTTCATTTATAGGTTTCTGGCCTTTCATGTATGCATTATTGTGTGGTGTTTGTATTTTCTTTCTAATTATGATAATGTTGTGTTTATCAGCTGATTTAGAGAGGGCTCGTGCAAAAGACAGTCCTATGATGGACAGAAATGATTTCTCGTAGTAAAAACCCAGACGGTTCTTCATATTATGTTGTAACAAATGATTATGATGATGTATTATTAATTACACAAAATTCATCTATCGCAAACTTTTACAACGACCATTATCCTCGTGGTAATAAAACATACCATATCAATTGTATATCAGGAGAAGAATATGAAGAATTACTTAAAAAATCTACTCGTTAGTTTTTCAATTTTTATATATAGTAATGTGAGTTTCTCACAAGGACTTACACTAGACGAAATGCCAAGATGGGAAGTATGTGTACACGCATCTCAACTAGGTTTGTTACTTGCACAAATTATTATATACCAAAATAAAGAACCACAAATAGCTGCAAGTAGAGAACCTACTGAATATGAAGCCAAGGTGATTACAGAAGTTATGAATCGTGTGAAGTATCTAATATCAATAGAAAACTACTACAATCCAGACCATGTTCGCAAAACAATTTTAAATGAATGTTTAAAGGAAAATCCACTATGACAGACAATATAACATTAACAGATACAGCTAAACACAAATTACAGATGATGTTATTTGATGACGGTAAAACTGTTGATTTTAATAATCAAGTTAGACTATTTGTAAAGGGTGGTGGTTGTGCAGGACTTAACTATGGATTTGAATTTTCTCATGAGGAAGATGATGATTATAAGATACCATTAAACAATATGAATGATGCGTTTCTTGTAATTGATGCAATGAGTTATCCTTATATTGAAGGTGCAACAATTGACTATGCAAAAACTCTGATGGGCGAATCGTTTACATTTAAAAACCCAAACGCATCTGCAACTTGTGGATGTGGTTCATCATTTACAGCTGGATAGTACAATGATGATGTCTATAAAGAGAGGAGAAAAACAAAAATGCATAGACAAGACATACTTGACAAGAATAATAAAACTGTGTATAATGAACCTAAACTTGAGAAAGAAACAGACAGTAGTGAAGAAGAGCCCGAACCAGAATCAACTAGTAATAAACAATTCACAGGACATATGCACCCTCATGAGTTGTTATGAAAACAAACTAATATTATGAAAGTAGATGTACCCAGAATCCTAGAAAGAATATTCAATTCTAGATATTACGAAATAGATGTCACAGATTTACCGTTAGTTGATTTAGCTAAGGCTCCATTCATGGTTAAAGTGCAAGATGGGAAAGCAAGATTTCTTGTATTTGCATATGATGAGTGTGAGGCTTATTCAAGAGTTTTTTCATTTATAGAAGGGAATGGATATTATTATGATGAGTATGATGACGAAGATGAATGATTCTGGGTATGTTTATGCAGACAGAATAACTCCAATCTATGTAGAAGTAGATAATGCAGAATTACAATTCGATTTAACAGTAGAATCAGAAAGTTACGAATGTTTACACATAATCACAATTCAAAACTAAAATACTTTTTACTAGGTGTTGTTACAACACTTATATTAGTATTTGCATCAACGCATCTGTTTGAAGCCAAGAGTAAGAAAGAAGATTTTTTTGACACGCAAATGCGATTGATGATGTTGAAGTTTCTACAGTTAGGTATAGATAAAACTAAAAAAGACTTGGAGTGTTCTAAAAATGATTTTGTGTCAGAAGTGTAAGATAGAACACAATCGTGCAGATGTAATGTTGATAGACAATAAGTTTGTTTGTCGATTCTGCATATCAAATTTTATGGAAGAAAAGCCAACAAAACTAGACTTGTTCTTAAAACAACTATATTATGAATACGAACAATCGAAAGGTAAGATGAAGTGAAAATTGAAAAGAAAGATTATGAATCATTTGCGAAAGAACTGGACAACAACCTAGTATTCATATCACGCAAAAGTCTAAAGAAATGTAAAGTGTTTACAAATGAGTATTCTATAGACGATATAAGTAAACTCTTTAAAGAGAATCCCACTTTTAAAAATTATTATATAAGCCAACACATTCATAAGAAACATGGTTTTATGGGTGCGTTAGCGTTTTCAAGGATATTTAAATTATGACAGATTATAATAACTTTCCATCAGCACCACTCAACGAACATCTCTATTTCAAGAAATTTGTAGATTATGTAGAACAAAGTACGATAAACATTACTGAAGAAATGATGTTTGATTGGTTAAAGATTAGAAACCGTTGGCCTTGGAACGCAAAACCCAACATATCAATTAATCATGGAGAAAATTACAGAGAATCAGTATGCGTATTAACTAATGTTGGAGTAAAAACAAGTAGTTTCTATTCTACTCATGTCGATACTGGTTTGTATTTAGATTTTGATAAATGGTTCTGGTTTCATGAAAGAGGATTTCTTACCACCATTGCAGATGTATTAGATTTACACAAAGACTTGAGAGATATAGAAGAAAAGGGTAGAGAGATACTCGGTTTTAGTCCACACGCAAATTTTTATTTTGCAAGAAAATCAAAAATAAATGAAACTACTCCATCATTTGCACCACATTCACACCCATATCCAGTTGCAATTAAACAAATCTACGGAGAATCTCTTTGGTTACTTAACGGAAAACAGTTTATTCTCAAGCCACAAGAAACCATATATGTTCCAAGAAACACAGAACACGCAGTATTAGAAAATTCAACAGATAAATTATCATTAACCATTAACATATACCACTAATATGACTGAACAACTACAAAACCTATTCAACAAAATCACCAAACTCAAAGACGAACTCAATGAGCTCCGTCAAGAAAACAAACATCTCAAAGATGACCTCAAACGATTCAAAGACGAGGAAACCTATCGTAATCATTGGACTAATCCACAATATCAAAAGACCATATGTGAAGTATGGGATATTCATGATATCAATACACCAGATGATGATCGAGCTGTTATCATTCAAGATAATAAATGAAACTTATATTAACAATTACTATACTTGTTTTCATAACAATCTACATTAATACATGAATATTTTTTCACTATTCCCAACTCCAGTTTTCACATGGGAGAATATCCTATCTGAAGAAGAAAGGAAGTCTATTGACGATTCCTTGGGTAATGATACTTTTCAAAAACATATAGATATCCCTAGTCTTAAAGAATTCATACATAACACAGCTATGAAAGACATCTTTATTACACTAGGTATTGATAAGAATTATACAGTTGAAATCACAGAAATGTGGGGTAATATACTCAATACTGGAGATGACCATCAATATCATAGTCACCCAAACAATGTCTATAGTGGAATCTATTATGTAACAGGGGGTAATCCTACTAATTTTGTTGACCCTAGAACAACCAATGGATTACAAATAAAACAATCATTAAATGATTTTAGTGCAACAACATCTTCTATCAATGCAACACCAAATACTATGATTATTTTTGATAGTTGGTTAAGACATTTCGTACTCACTAATAAAACAAAAATCACAAGAAAAACTATATCATTCAATATACTATTGAGAGGAGAGTACGGATTAGAAGGTAGTTATTCCAATGTAAGGATTTAAGTCATTGATTTTAAATGAAACTTTTTTGGATATTTCTCTTGACATTTACAATACTACTGTATTATAATAGCTACATAATCAATTAATTAAAGAGAGAAATATTATGAAAACAGTTACTAAAACCAGACACTCTGATGCAAGTCATTCATGGTTATCAGTCAATCGTAAAGAACTTGCTAAGTTAGGTATTGAATCTAAAATATCAAGACATTCATATCAAGGTAAAAAATATCCTAACACAATCTTTTTAGAAGAAGATGTAGATATGCCTTTATATCTTAAAGCTTGTAAAGAGAACAATATCGAAGTTAAGATTAAAGATTCTACAAACTCTAGATTTCAAACAAGACCTCATAAGATAAGAGGCTATAATTTCTTTCAGTCAACTGAAGATGCATATGCAATACAGATGTTATTCACTCCATCTGATAATACTCCAAAGAAAAAAAGTGAAGTTATAGAGAACGCAATGAACTCTATTGTTGTGCCAGCATAACAAAATCTCTTCTGTTTAAGTTAGTAGTTAATCATAAGTAGGGGTCGAAAGGCCCCTTTTCTTTGCAGTCTAAATATAAACACTATGCAAAATTATTTTATTACAATCATGATACTACTATCGTTCAATGACGAACAAATCTATAAGTATGTGCAACATAAAGAAGCTTATCAGACTTATTCAGAATGTAGTTATTACTTAAATACACCACAGATGCGAGAGTACATACAAACATCACTCAATGAAAGATTGTGTGATAAACTAGTCGCTATTGTAGAGTATGGTTGTATGACAAAAGAAGCCTATATCGAATACTCTACAAATTGACTTGACAAAATTAATTACTTAATGTTATAATCTTTTACTATGAACTTTTATTCTCATGTCGCCCAATGGGGCAATCAACTACTAGTCCGTGCAGTTAAGAATGGTTTTCGATCTAATTTTAAAGTTAGATACAAACCAACAATGTATGTGCCTGTTAAGAAAGAAACTCCATTCAAATCACTTGATGGTAAGAATCTTGCACCTGTGAAGTTTGACACTATCAAAGAATCAAAAGAGTTTATTGACAGTTATGAAAGTCAACCACATCTACTCTATGGTCTAACAAAATATCCTTACTGTTACATTACAGAAACATATCCTCATCAGATTAGTTTTGATAAAAAGTATCTGAAGTTTATTACGATTGATATTGAAACGCAATGCGAGAATGGTTTCCCTAATGTGCGTGAAGCTATTGAACCAATGTTATCAATTACTATCAAAGATCAGAATACGAAAGAAATTATCGTGTGGGGTATTGGTGAATACATTAACAATCGTGATGATGTGACTTACATCAACTGCAAGAATGAATCTGAATTACTCAAACGATTCGTAAACTGGTGGTCATCAGATCATCCTGACATTATTACAGGTTGGAATACTGAAATGTTTGATGTACCGTATCTGTGCAATCGTATCAAGACAGTACATGATGTCGATATGATGAAAAAATTGTCGCCATGGGGTATTGTGAATTCGAGAGAAGTGCGTACACAATATGGTAATGAATTACTCTACGACATTCTTGGTGTCGAAAATCTAGATTATCTACAACTCTATAAGAAATTTACATACACTAATCAAGAATCATATCGTCTTGACAACATTGCATTTGTAGAACTTGGTGAAAGAAAAGACGAGAATCCGTACGATACATTCAAAGACTGGTACACAAAAGATTATCAATCATTTCTAGATTACAACATCAAAGATGTAGAGTTAGTTGACAGACTTGACGAGAAAATGAAACTTGTTGATTTACTACTGACTATGGCTTACGAAGCGAAAGTCAATCTCACAGATGCGTATACATCAGTCAAGTATTGGGATATTCTAATCTTTAATCATCTATACAAACAAAAGATTATGATACCACAGTTAAAAAATCAACGACAGAAATCAGAAAAATATGTTGGTGCATATGTCAAAGAACCACAAACAGGATTGCATAACTGGGTTGTATCATTTGACTTAAACAGTCTATATCCACATTTGATTATGCAGTATAATATATCACCAGAAACATTGTGTGCAGAAACACTAACCATCGACAAAGAGAAATGTGTAGACTTGTTCTTAAAACAAGACTATAATCAATCATTATTGAAAGAACAGAATGTAACAGCAACACCCAATGGTGCATTGTTTTCAAAACAAACGCAAGGTTTTCTACCAAAGATGATGCAAGAGATGTATAATGATCGAACAATTTACAAGAAAAAGATGTTAGATGCGAAGAAAGATTACGAGAAAACAAAAGACAAACAGTATTTGAATCTGATTTCGAGATACAACAATATACAGATGGCGAGAAAAATCTCACTCAACTCAGCTTACGGTGCAATCGGTAATCAATGGTTTCGTTATTATGAGCTACTGATTGCAGAGGGCATCACTACATCTGGTCAATTGTCTATTCGACATATAGAGAACAAACTCAATGAATATCTAAATAAGATATTAAAGACAACAGGAGAAGATTATGTCATTGCGTCAGATACAGATAGCGTATATATCACTTTTGACAAACTTATATGCAAATTGTATGATAAGGGATCTGGAGTACAAAAAGAAGATAGAACAAGAATCATCAATTTCTTGGACACTATTTCTAAAGATAAAATTGAACCGTTTATTGAAGAATGTTATCAAACACTTGCATTGAATGTCAATGCATATGCACAAAAGATGCAGATGAAACGAGAAGTGATTGCAGACAAGGGTATCTGGACTGCAAAGAAACGATACATTCTTAATGCGTATGATGTAGAAGGTGTACGATATAAAGAACCCCAACTAAAAATTATGGGCATAGAAGCAGTAAAATCATCAACACCTGCACCCTGTAGAGAGAAGATTAAACAGGCTCTAAAGATCATTATGCAATCGAATGAGAAAGAACTCAATACATTTATACAACAATTTCGAGATGAATTCTTTCAATTAGAACCGAAAGAGATTGCATTTCCCCGTAGTGTGAATGGTATTGACAAATGGTCCGACTCATCTAGTATCTATCGAAAGGGTTCACCAATGCACATTAAGGGTGTTATACTCTATAATTATCTACTGAATGACAGAAAACTTACTCATAAGTATCCTGTTATCAATGAAGGTGAAAAGATTAAGTATGTGTTACTCAAACAACCCAATCGACTAGGCTCTAATGTATTATCGTTTATGACTAAATTACCCAAAGAGTTAAATATTAATCAGTATATAGACTATGATACAATGTTTGAAAAGTCATTCATAGAACCCTTGATGTTTATCATCAATCAAGTCAAGTGGAACATTGATCGTAGTTATGGTACTCAATCAACACTTGAATCATTCTTCGTATGAGAACAATAACAATAGAACAATCAATACTCATACAACCCACAGTAAATCACACTCAATTCAAAGACTTGTTATTAAAACAAATAGAAAAAACAACCTATGAAAAACGCATCAATAATAAAGAATCTATTACTAAAACAGACTATCACATCAGAGAAACACAAAGAGAATGGGTAAAAATATTCACATTAAACACTCAAAATACACTACAAGAAATAATCAATACTCTACAATTTGAAAAAGCTTACTTTCTATCAGTATGGTTTCAACAGTATCATACCAATGATTTTCATGCGTTTCATCATCATGGAATGTCTGATTACTCTGGTATCTACTATCTAGAATTATCAGATAACACTTATACACAAATACTAGTGAATGATAAGATCAAAGATATTGAAGTATCAGAGGGTGATATAGTTGTATTTCCAAGTCAATTACGACACAGATGTCCTAAAGTAACAACCAATAATAGAAGAACGATTATCTCTTTTAATTTTGATACTCTCGGCTTTATTGGATAATGCAGTATAATATATCGTGCAATGCGATAGAAATAGTAGAATATATGGCGTTATAATCAGTATAGTATGATATGCGTTAAATATTAAAAAATGCCGTATAAAATATGGTAATGTGTTCTGTGTAGTGAGGATAAGTCTACTATATATCGGTCACGGCTGTCAAATATCAGACACTCTAAAGAAATTTCGCAGTAAAATCAATGACTTGCAGCGAAATCATGTAACTCCCTGATTCTAAACGATTTTTTCTTGGAAATATCCCTTGTTTTTTTCTGTGTATTTGTTATACTAGCTATAATGATTAACAAAACACAGGAAAACAAAATGTTAAAAACTTATCAATTATATCAAACATTTGACGGTTCTAAAATTCGTAGAGATGCAATGTTCTATGGCAAAGATTCTAAATTCTATAATTTAAGACAGGCTGAAGAAGCTTTCGCAGGTAGATACAGAAAAGACAACTACAAATTTGTAGGCGAGATGCATTGCAAGAGTGTCAACGAGGCGTATGAGAAGTCAAACATGGGCGAGGGTCCTAAAGGTGCATACTCAATGAGTGTTGGTGACATACTAGTGAACAAAAAGACTGGTAGAACATACATTGTTGCAAGAATCGGATTTGACGAGTTATACAAATGGGCTTATGGAAAGGAGGCTGCATAATATGAGTAAGAAACAACAATACGAGATAGTAGAAGGTATGCAACGACAGATAGATGATTTCTTTCGTAGTGCAGAAACTACAGTTAAGAAACTTAAGGGTTATACTTATGATGATGACTTGTATAGTGATCTATACAAAGATGCGAGAGGTGTAAGACCTACCCCAGAAATGATTGACTATTGGAATAACAAGGCTGTTCCTAAAGTTAAACAAAGAATGTGGGATATGTTATGTGAGGAGTTAGTATGAGTTTATTTTCAGATATTGACGGTGTTATCAAAACAAGTTCAGACATAAATGAGTTGCAAAACAGACTTATGGAAGAATTTGCATTATCACCACATGATGATTTGTTTAATCAAGCGAGTAAAATATTTCTAGATTTACTTGACAAAGAACAAAAAAGTGTGTATAATTCTTGTGTTAGGAGTGATAAATGAAATATAAAGTATATGATGATAACAAAGAGTGGGTAGAGTTTGATGATGCCCAGAAAGCTGTGATGTATGCAAAAGACAACTTACTTGATGGTGAGTTCGTATATCACAGAAACAAGGGAGAAGACTGGCATACAGTTTTCGTAGAGAATTTAGTATATATCAAGAGAGGAATAGTACAATGAGTAAAGTAAATGAATCATTAGGAAAGTTAGTTCGACCATATGAACAAATGGAGAGTATGCAGAACAAGTTATTAGAACAACAGAAACTCAATAAATGGAGAGTAGAGAATATGGAGAAGATGATATTAGAACAACAGAAACAGATGTTAGATAAGATTGATCGTATGTATGACGATCTAGACACTATGAAACAAAACTTGCAGTTCGACAAACTATCAGACATGATAGATCAATTGCAACAGGACATGGACTTATTGAAACAGGAGATGAATGTATGAGAACACACACTATGGTTACATTTGATACAGACGGCTATGCGAGAGAGAAACTGCCAGAGTACGAGAAAGACTATCGACAACAACAGATTCTAGTACAGTTCGCAGAGATATTAGATTCTGAAGATAATCCGATAGAATTGTCTGAAGTAAAGACAGACGACAATAAGACATTTAGTTTATCAGTCGTTCAAGTTAAACAATTGTATAATAAGATTATGCAACTGAAGCCCCACGCACGACAAGAGATATGTCGTAGAATACAGTATTCATCAGGGTTTTCAGAGATGATGCAACTGTTACTTGACGGTGAGATATAGATCGCAGGGTGGGCTGCCGATGGGTTAGGTGGCCCTCCTGCTCTATACTGGACAACCTGAGGTAATCTATAAATGCAATATAGATACTTCTATTTCTAACACAACTATAACACAACTACAAAGAAAGGAAACACTACTATGAAAAAATATATGCAATCTTTTGGACTTGGACTTTTATGTGCAACATTCGTATTATCAATCGTTGCATCATTCACAGGTAATATGTTAAACGCAATATTCTTTTTATGTCTTGCAATATTCATTCTATGTGTAATGCATATAAAGTAACCCCCTGTCAAAACTGGAGACTTTTCTTTATGAGTATCAAGATTGACAAAAACGAAAACTTACTGTATAATAACTAACACTATGACAAAATATAATTCGTATACACTCAAAGATGTAATTACTGCATCTAATCAAAACAAGTTTACTGTTATCTCTACATTTGCAGGTGGCGGTGGTTCTTCTACTGGCTATAAACTGTCTGGTGGTAATATTCTGTGTGTCAATGAGTTTGTTGAAAGTGCAAGAGAAACTTATGCAAGTAACTATCCTGATACTCCTATACTACCAAATGACATTCGTGAATTAACTGGTAAACATTTTCTTGACACGACTAATTTACAAGTTGGTGAATTAGACATTCTAGATGGAAGTCCACCCTGTAGTGCGTTCTCAATTGCAGGTACTATTTCTAAAGGTTGGAATAAAGAAAAGAAGTACTCTGATGATAAGAAACAGACAAACATTGAAGATTTATTCTTTGAGTTTATTCGAGTTGCAAATGACATACAACCCAAAGTCATCATAGGTGAGAATGTCAAAGGCATTACGATTGGTGAAAGTAGAAAATACTTTAACAAAATTATTAATGCATTTGAGAACATTGGTTACTGTGCAGTTGGTAAAGTATTAAACGCAGCTGATTTCGGAGTTCCTCAAGCGAGAGAACGCTGTTTCTTTGTTGCGATTCGTAATGATGTTTTAAGTAAGACTGATTTGAATTTTATGACAATCGAATCAATCTATCCCAATGCAACTGTTACGAAACGAGTATCATTAAAAGACGCAATACATGATATCGAAAATGATGCGAGTGAAGAACAAGAATTGTATGATGCGATTGAAAATGGATTTCTGAAGAAATGGGTTCCTCTACTACCCAAGAATCCAAAGAAAGTTGTGAAGGGTTCTGATTATCATCCCAATAAAAGCCTTTTTAATTTAATTCGACCGTGTCCCGATTTACCATCTCCGACTATCACACAACAAGGTCAACAGAAAGGTCTCTCTGGTGTGATTCATTATGAATTAGATCGAAAGTTAACAATCAAAGAATTGATGCGAGTTCAAGGTTTGCCAGATGATTTTCGTCTGCAAGGTACATTTAATCAACGAGCTGAACGCATTGGTCGTATGGTTGCACCTCATTGTTTATCTGCATTATCTCAATCTATCTATGAAAAAGTCTTATCTGTAAGTGGTTGATTTTAAACAATATTTAATTTACTAGTAATTATGTAAGTCCTTGATTTTAAAGAAATCTTTTTTGGTTCAAAGTCTTGCTTTTTTTCGTAGTTTTGTTATACTAGCTATAATGATTAACAAAACACACGGAGACAACAAAATGAAATTAGAAGTTAAATATATCAAAATTGAAGGTCAAGATAAACCAGTTAAACTTACAGTTGGTGGATATAGAGAACCTAAAAAGTCAGAAAAGACTTTTACTCTTTTTAAGTATAGTGCTTACAATCAAGGTCGTAGACAACATATGAACAGAGGCACATCTACTTTACCATCAAGAGGACAATTTTTTAAGTAATTTTATTAACCATTTTTGAGAGAGGAAACATTATGATTAAAACTGATTTAACCCCATTTGTATCACCAGAGAACGAACGATCTGTTTGGAAGAATGTTCCAATGCAGTATCTAGATTTCGTTAAAGAGTGTTGTGCAAAGGCTTCAACAATTACTGGTGTTAAGTATCGTTTTAGATTCAGAGGCCCAAGACATGACGCAATGAAACTTTATTGTTTAAAGAATGATGCAAAAACATTTGCAGTCTATCCGTTACCAAGATGATAGTTCTAGACATTCTTTATACAGTTAGTTTTTTTGTTTTAATTTACATTATTATTAGAGGGAAATTATGAAATCATTAAGTAAAACATTACATGACGAGAGAATGGGTAACTTACAACCTAGTTGGAGTCAGCCGCATTTCGTTTCTAAATTTGAGTTCGTTGACGAGTTTCTACATCACTTTGGTGCAAATGGGGTTTGTTTTCCAATGCATGGTGTTCACGATTCTGTTGTATTGAGAGCGATTGAGATTATGCAAAAACAATGGAACATTAGTACCGATTCACAGTTCGACATCAATACACAAATCAAACATATCAGAGATATTATCGTAGAGATGGATAACGGTATCTATCGTGAGAAAGAGATACCTGACTATGACAGTAGATCATATGATACTTGTCCAGTTGTTGGTTGTGGTGCAAGATTACCACACAACTATTCTAGGACGATAAGTAATTAGTATGTTTGATTACCATGAACAAAAAGTGATAGAAGAATTGAAATCTCAATTAGATTTACTTGAGAAACAGTTCGACTATCACAAGAGAAGAATGACAGAGTTGGAAACTTCCATTCTGTCTATCGAAGATTCGTTATCAAAACAAATTGAAACCATTTCTAATTTGTGTTTGTCTACCAATATATTAGTTGAGAAAATGAATCAATTAACTAGAGGAGATAGATTTGATGATTGATTTTTTAAAGAATCATAAAACACTTTTAAAACCCATTTTACTATCTGTGATACTTCATGTAGTTTTTTTCTATGTGTGTATCTATCCGTTATTATGAAAAAATTATTTTTATTAATTCTATTATTATTTGCGAGTGATGTCACTAGTGACATTGACTGGTCTGAATACGATTTACCTGATTTAGGTAAAGATAAGATGTGGTGTATGTTTACAAGTTATGTACCCATCAATGAACAAGAACAAATCTATATGTGTTCGTACGAGTGTGAGAATGGTATGATCTTGAACACGCCTGGTAAAGGTGGTTGTCCAAGAGATGTGAAAGAGAGAAGATGGTAGAGAAAAAAGTTGGTGTATTAATTTCTGGTACTGGAAGTAATTTAAAAGCTTTAGTTGATGCGTTAGTTCCAATTGCGTGGGTAGGAAGTAATAACCCTGATGCAAAGGGATTAGATTTTGCACACAAGAAAAATATTCATACATTTGTTGAACCCAAGATTAAAGAGTTAGAAAGATTACTTGACGAAACATTTATGCAAGAGGTTGAGTTTTTGGTTCTTGCAGGTTTCATGCGAGTGTTATCAAAAGAGTTTGTAAAGAAGTATCCCAAAAGAATTATTAACATACACCCAAGTTTACTACCTGCGTTTAAAGGTACAGATGCAATTCGTAGAGCTTACGATTATGGTTGTAAAGTAATGGGAGTTACCATTCATTATGTGAATGAGAAAGTTGACGAAGGTCAGATCATTGCACAAGAACCTTTGTGGATTATTAACACGATAGGTAATCACAATGCACATCATACGAATCAAGTACGATATACTTACAAAGAAGTTGAAGAACAAGTTCATGCACTAGAACATAGTATGTATCATAAAGTCGTGCGAGATATGTTAGGTATTGGTGGTTGGGGCTAGAAGATATGTTTAGAGTTTATTTTTTTGAAACGGATTGTTTTCATGATGTTACTTTCAAGACACTAGAAGATGCAAGAGAGTGTGTAAAGAAAACAGGATATCATGCAAACATTTTTGAAGGTGATAATTATATTGAAACCATTAAAGGAAAGAAAGGATAGAACATGACTGTTAAAAAATTTGAATGGCCTAGAATACACAAGTACGAAGAATTACTTGAGAACCATATGGGTGAACAACTCAATTATGTGATTCAAGAGTTCTACGGTGTAGAAGATACTGATGACTTGAATGAAGATCAGAGAAAAGAATTACTAGATTATTACCATAATGATTTGCTAGTAAACAACGAGTATTCAATGTACAAGATTGCATTTGAAAATTTATTTAACTATTGGGAAATGGAATATTAGTGCATAAAGTATTTGGAGTACCTATAAAGGTTATAGATAATTGTCCAGAGAATGTTCTTAAAGAAGCTAAAACTGTTGCAGAAACTGAAAGACATAAATCAAAATTGACTTGGTATGGTAATATGACATCTACTTTTAAAGATGAGGGGTGTGATGTTTTAAATATTTGTCCATTGTTATCAAAATATATTTGTAAAAATGTAAATGAATATCTTATCAAAGATTTGCATATTCGACCTGATAATTGTTTTGATATAAAGTTTAATTCATCTTGGATTAATTATTCAACTAAACATATGCTTCAAGAATATCATATGCACTCTGATATAGATATTTCAGGAGTGTTTTATGTAAACGCAGTACCAAATTCTGGTAAAATTTTTTTTAGAAATCCATCACCTAATGTTTTATATCACAAATTGACATTTCTTACAGATAAAATTGATAGTGAAGTATCGTATCCACCAGTAGTTGGAAGAATGATATTGTGGCCTGGATATCTAGACCACATGGTAACAAGAAACATGAGTGCTGGTGAAAGAATTAGTTTTACTTTTAATATTAAATTACAGGAGAATATATTATGAAAGAGATAAGTGAATATTATTATGATGATGATTCAGGTAGAGTTGCAGTTATCGTAAAAGAAGAAACTGGTTACTTAAGAAATAAAGGTTTTCATGTTGAGATTCGAGATAAAGATAATGTAGTTCTTTCTAGTGTAGATGTATCAGAACACTCATTACGATATGCAGAAGATTGTGCAGAGAATTATGCAACTGGTATTGTAGATTATGCAAAGTAAAAGACATCACTTCGGCCCATTATTATTAGAGTATAAAATCGAAAAAGATTTATTGACAACCCTTATTTATATTGGGAAACAAATGAAACAAAATGCAAATGAAGATTTGGCTGGTCATTTACAAAATCAATTTCATTATTCACCTAAATTTAGGGAATGGATTGATGGACAACTTCAACCAATATTTCAAGACTATAAAAATAAATATGCTAGTAATTTGTTTGAACATTTTGCAGAAGATAAAAATTTTCCATATCACGACTTAAAAAAACAAATTCCATCTTGGGAAATGTTACAAACCAGTTGTTGGATAAATTTTATGAAGTCTGGTGATTACAATCCTCCACACCTTCACGGCCCCTGTCAGTTTTCATATATTATATTTGCAGAAGTTCCTGAAGAAATATTTAAAGAGAATAAAGAATATGTGGGTACATCTGACGGGCCTGGTGTAATAGAGTTTTCATTTGGTACTAATTATCCTGATGAGTTTTGTCACCGTAAAAGTTTTTTACCAAAGTCAGGTACAATGTTTATTTTTCCATCTACTTTGATACACACAGTTATGCCATTTAAATCTGATGTTACTAGAATAACAATTGCAGGTAATTTTACATATGCACCCCAAAAAAGATAAATAACTATTATGAAAAAAAGACTTAAATATAAAAAGATTGATGGTATAATTTCTTTCTATTTTCTATTCAATGTCTTACTAATGATAGGCTTTTTCTTCGCATTACCGTATATAATTCTTGCATACATATTGTCTATCTTGTAAGTCCTTGATTTTAAAAGAATCTTTTTTGGTATTTTGTATTGACAACAAGTCATATTTGTCAT